AAAAGAAATAAGATGACAGCAGTAGAAAAATTAGAACTAAGTTTACTAGGAATTATATCATTTGATTCAGAAGAATTAAGAGCAAAATATAAAGAAATAATTGCTAATGCTAAAGAAATTGAAAAGCAAAACATTATTGAAGCAAGGCAAGATGGATATGAATCTACTTATGCAGAATATGGTGAAACTCCTAAATGTTATTTAGATGGGAGTAATGAACAATACTACAACGAAACATTTAAAAACAAATAAGATATGAAAGTAAATTTTGATTTAAAAAACAAGTACAAAAGCGTAGAATTTTGTTACAATAACAAATGTATTATGATAAGATATTGGGGTGGGTTAAAATTTGATAGAGTTGTGCTTTATTGTGCTGAACAATTTAAAAACAAATAGATATGGAAATAACACCTTGTAATGCTCACGCATTTGAGCAAGAAAGAGACAGAGTCGTAGAACAGGTAAAAGACAATTTTACTAAACGCTCAGAGACAGGCATAGCTAAGTACGGAACCACATTAGAACGAGGAGACCTTAGCTTATTAGATTGGCTTAATCATTTACAGGAAGAGCTAATGGACGCAACGCTTTACATTCAGAAACTAAAGAATGAGTTAGACCAAAATCCAAATGGAATTGTTATCGCCAAAGAGTCTTGGGATAAGGCAGACAAGATAACACACGAAGGTTTCGTCTATGTTAAATACACAGACCTGACAGGAGTATGAGAAAAATATTTATAAACCTATTCTTTTGGGTATTAATATTAACAACAATAGCATTATCAATAACAATAATAGTAACATTATGAAAACAATTAAGAATCATTTAGAATCAGAGAAAGCAGCAGCCAAACCAAATCAATTAAGAATAGACGAACTGACTAAGATACTTTACAGAGGAACTCTAACGCTTGAGGAATGGAGAATGACGGGTAGATTTACACCCGCAGAAGAATACCTTAGCAGAAATGCAGATGTAAAACTTGCAAAGAATTGCAAGGAGATAATCGAATATGTTGGGGACAATATCATAAAGGTATTGAGCACAGGATATTTTGTCTTTGAAGACACTAAGAGCAAGAACCTTGACGAGGTTGAGAATAAATTATGGTCAGCTACAGCAGAGAAATTGTGGTGCGAAAATTGTTAATAACTTTATAAATAAAATGAACGAGATATGAACATTTATTATTATCTTTGTTTTTTTAAAAATCAAATCAAATGAAAGAAGACGTGTTTAATCAATACATTGAAAGGGTAGCAAACCTTTTCAGTATTACAAAAGAAGAATTGTTTTCAAAGTCTAAGAAAAGAAACTTAGTTGATGCAAGACAATTAGTTTATTACCTATGCTCTAAGAGACCTATACAAGTTACATACATTCAGAAGTATATGAGCGATAATGGTTATTCAGTTAGCCACTCATCAATCATTCACGGAATAAATGTAATGAATAGAAAAGTCGAGGAGGACAAAGACTACAAGACCATTGCTCACGAAATTGACAGAGCAGTATTTATTTAATCAGTAATCAAATTTAATTTAATCAAATGGAAAAAACAAAATCAACTTTTGATGTATTGTCGGCAGTTAATGTGAACGACAAAGTAGAAAAGAAAAGCAACCTAACGTACCTATCTTGGGCTTGGGCTTGGGCAGAAGTTAAGAAGGCTTGCCCTGACGCTTCTTATGAGATAAAGGGAGACCCTATTACTCAAAAACCATACTTCTATGATGAGAATCTTGGGTATATGGTAATGACAGAAGTAACTATCGAAGGAGAAACTTTGGAGATGTGGCTACCTGTTATGGACGGTGCGAACAAATCTATGATGGCTAAACCATACACCTACAAAGGTAATGCTTGGGAAGGTGGAAGAAAAGTAGTTGTTGACAAGACAGTCGAAGCAGCTACTATGTTCGACATTAATAAGACATTGATGAGATGTTTGACTAAGAACTTAGCGATGTTTGGATTAGGGCTTTACATTTATGCAGGAGAGGATTTACCTGAGGCAGACACTACACCTGCAACACCTGTTCAAGCACCTACAAGAGCAGAAGCTCAAGCACAACCTCAACAACCTGCACCTACACCTGAGTTAGCAGAGCTTAAAAAAGGTACAGAAGATTGGACTAAAGTTGTAGATTATATTACAGCAAACAAGTCATTAGGTATTGAAAAAATTGGCAAGCAATTGAATAGAAGATACAAGATGACACCTGCCATCAAGAAAGAAATCTCTAACTTAGTATCAGCAGAATAATGGGGAAAGTAAACGAACACGTACTTGAGTTATTAAAAGATGACAAAGAGTACTACGGAGGTATTGGAAAAAATTACTTATCCAATTCAGACATTGGTACATTACTAAACAACCCAAAAGAGTTTGGTAAAGAAAGAGAGGACAACAAGGCTTTTATGGAAGGCAGATACTTCCATCAGTTAATACTTGAGCCTGAGAAAGCAAAAGGTTTATTGTATGTTGATGCGAGCACTCGTACAACAAAAATCTATAAAGACTTTTGTGAGACACACAACTTACCGTTCTGTATGCTACAAAAAGAAAAAGAAGATGTTGAGGCATTGGTAAAAATAATCAATGGTAACATAGCTTTCTTTGAGGAGTTATACAAGAAAGGAAATCAGTATGAGGTTCCTGCTGTTGCAGAGATTCAAGGTATGATGTGGAAAGGTAAGGCAGACATTGTAACAGACAACGCAATCATTGACCTAAAAACCACCTCAGACATTGATAAATTCAAATGGAATGCTAAGAAGTACAACTACGATTCTCAATGTTATATCTATCAGATGTTATTCGGCAAGCCTTTAGTGTTTTACGTTATTGACAAGACTACAGGAGTACTTGGTATCTTTAGACCAACTGAGGAGTTTATACAATCAGGAGAAACTAAGGTAGGAAGAGCTATTGAGATATTCAATAAGTATTTTGGAGACAATCCAACAGACGACATTGAGAACTATTACATTGACGAATACCTATTTTAATTATGAAAAAGATAGCATTATTCACACTACTTACTTTCTTAGCATTGTTTTTAAGTGTATGGGCATTCAACCACATTGACGCTTGGGTTGGAATTATTGGAGCGTTGGCAACTATCTATGTTGTCGTATCAGAATTAGTAAATAAAATTAACAAGTAAAATTAAATCAAATGAAAAAATTATTAGCATTAGCAGTATTAGTATTAGTAACAATCGTTTTTATAGGTTGTGAGAGAGTAGCACCAAATTACTATGGAGTATTAATGGAAAACTACGGTAAGAACGGTAAGGACGACTACGTTAAACAACAAGGTAGAGTAAGTACAATATCTCCCGGCACAGAATTATTTCAGGTTCCCGCTTGGGAACAAAGAGGTCAGTTTACGGACGACGAAGGTAAGGACAGAACATTACAAGTGAAAGCAGCAGACAATACAGCATTTACTTCTAAGCCTTTATATTCATACAAAGTAATCGAAGCTAAGGTAGTTGATGTTGTATTTCAAAATTCAAGATTAGGTTCAGGAGATGACTTTATGTTGGCATTACAGGATAATGTATTAGAGCCACGTATCTATGACATAATTAAAGAAGCATCGAGAAGCTATACGACAGAACAATTAATGGCTAATGGAGGTTCTTTAATGTTTGAGAAGTATGTTCAGGATATAGTTTCAAAAGAATTTGATAAATCAGGTTTGAAGTTAATTAGTTTTAGTCTTAACTTAGACTTCTCTAAGAAAGTAAAAGCTAAGATTGACAGTCGAAATGAGGTTAATACAAACATATCAGTATTAGACCAACAGATAGCTGAACAGAAAAAACGAAATGAATTAGAGGCATTAAAAACCGAACAGAATAAAATAAGAAGTGCAGGTATCACTCCTCAGATTTTACAAGAGAAAGCAATTAACAAATGGAATGGTAAACTACCAACTACATATTCAGGAAGCGGACTACCTTTCGTTAAAGCTGTGAACTAATGGAACAATCTATAAGAACACAAGAACAATTAAATGATTTAAGAAGAAACGAACATTTAATATCTGACTTACATACAGAAGAAGGTGGGTGTCAATTCAGAATGGTTGATGGTATAAAAATATATCAGATTGAAGAAAAAACAGACGAGGACAGGAGAATGAATAACGCCATAAATCTTTGGCGTATGCGTAATCGTTAGAACCAAGTGTCTTTAAAGACACAATCAATATACCAACTACAAACTTAGCCTTAGAGGGGAGTAGTTGGTTCAAACAGACTAAGGCAAACTAAAAATTATTCACAATGGCACAAGACCAAGAAAAGATTTTTGCAGATGGATTCATCTTCAAAAGAAACCCGAAAGCACCAACGTTTGTAATCGGTAGAGTATCAATGAAAGTAGAAGAGGCAATTAATTTCTTAAAGACCCACGAAAAGAATGGTTGGGTAAATGTAGATATTAAAGAAGCTCGCAGCGGTAATCATTACATTGAGTTAGACACATTTGTCGCAAACAATGATAGTGCGGTTGACAAGTACGAAGCAAAATCGGCTCCACCACCACCACCTGCTGCCGCAGAAATGCCACAGTCAGATGAAGAAGAGGACGATTTACCGTTCTAAGCCCAATAAACAAAGGGGAATTAACGTTCCCCTTATTTTAGCTACCGATTATGACGAAAAATATATTTCCTATATATATATATATAATCTCTATTATTATTATTATTTTATTTTTTATAGACTAACTTTAAAATTAACAGAATTAACAGAAGTACTAATAATCAATTAGTTAGATAAAAAAAATCAACACAAAACCAACATAAAATCAACAAACTATGTCATATACAGTTACAATCTTTCAAAACATACGTGATACGGACACTCCTTTCTTTAGAGATGTCAACGTTATACTTGATAGGATAAAAGACGGGGCGGGTGCTACCAAGGATATTGTAAAACGTATCAGACAAGAGAAAGATAAATCTGAGCGTAACGAAATCAAAAAACAATTACCTGCAATTTGTTTCAGTGGTAAATTCACAAAAAGAGAAGACACAGCTTTGTCTGAACACTCAGGACTTATCTGTTTGGACTTTGATGGATACCAAAAGCAAAAAGAATTATTACAAGACAAAGAGACTTTATCAAAAAACAAATACGTTTACTCGGTATTTATTTCTCCATCAGGAAATGGATTAAAAGCATTGGTTAAGATTCCTGCCGAACCCGATAACCATAAAAACTATTTTAATAGCCTTGAAAAGTATTTCAATTCTCCTTATTTCGATAAGACGAGTAAAAATATTAGCCGAGTATGTTACGAGAGTTATGACCCACTTATCCATATTAACCCAAATTCTTCGATTTGGGACACGATTGAGGAGCCGGAGTACACAGAGGTTAGTAGAGTTAGAGATAAGGCTACAATTCCAATTACAGACGAAAATAAGATAGTAGAGATACTTGTTAAGTGGTGGGAGAAAAAATATCCTATGCAAGAGGGTCAGAGAAATCAAAATGCTTATGTACTTGCTATGGCATTCAATGACTTTGGTATCAATAAAAGTCTTGCAGGATATGTTCTTAATCAGTTTGCATCAGCAGACTTTACATTAGCAGAGATTGCAACCACGATTGATTCGGCTTACAGAAACATAACTAATTTCGGAACTAAGTACTACGAAGACGAAGAGCGTATAAATAATATTAAAGCAAAGCTCAGGCGTGGAGCTTCACGAAAAGAGATAGCATTCCAACTTCAAGAGTCAAACTTAGATGAAGATGTAATTGATTCGGTACTGTCAAGAATTGAGGAAGAAAATTCTAAGATGAGTTTTTGGACTAAGAATGACAAAGGTATTATCAAGATAATTCATATTCTATTCAAAGAATTTTTAGAAGACAATGGATTTTATAAGTTCTGTCCTGAGGGAGGAAAGAATTATGTGTTTGTAAAAGTAACCAACAATCTTATCGACCACACTTCTGAGAAAGAGATTAAAGACTTCGTTCTTAATTATCTTCTTGATTTAGATGATGTTTCGATTTACAATTATTTTGCAGATAATACAAGATTCTTCAAGGAGGAATTTTTATCATTGCTATCAACTATTGAGATTTATTTCATTGCCGATTCAAAATACTCGTCGTACTTGTATTACAAGAACTGTGCAGTCAAGATAACTAAAGACTCAATAACAACTATTGATTATTTGGATTTAGGAGGTTACGTTTGGAAAGACCACGTTATTGACAGAGTATTTAATATTGGACAAGTAACAGATGCTTGCGACTTTAGAAAGTTTTTATCAAACATAAATGGTTCAGATGAAAACAGAATAAGCTCTATGGAAAGTACCTTGGGATTCTTAATGCACGGATATAAAAATTTATCATTCTGTCCTGCCGTGATTCTGAATGATGAAGTTATCAGCGACAACCCTGAAGGCGGAACAGGAAAAGGATTGCTTATGAATGCACTAAGCAAGATGAAGAAAGTTGTTACTATTGATGGTAAGTCTTTCACATTTGAAAGAAGTTTTGCTTATCAGTTAGTATCAGCAGATACTCAGATACTTGTTTTTGATGACGTTAAGAAGCACTTTGACTTCGAGAGACTATTCTCTGTAGTTACAGAGGGATTAACGCTTGAGAAGAAGAATAAAGATGCTATCAAGATACCTTTTGCGAAATCTCCGAAGATTGCAATAACAACTAACTACGCGATTAAGGGGTCAGGGAACTCATTTGCGAGACGAAAATGGGAATTAGAACTACATCAGTACTACAATAAAAACTTTACACCACAGGACGAATTTGGCAAGTTATTATTTGGAGATTGGAATGATGATGATTGGTTTCAGTTTGACAACTATATGATTAAGTGTCTTCAAAACTATTTGGCTACAGGATTAATCAAGTCTAAGTTTGTCAATTTAAAAATCAGACACCTGTCTCAAGAGAGTTCTCACGAGTTTATAGAGTGGGTTGGATTAGTTGATAACATAGATAGAAGTAGTATCATACCAACTAATGTAAGGCTGTATAAAAACGAGCTTTATAATAATTTTGTTGATGAATACCCTGACTATAGTGCAAGAGGCAAGATGACTGTTAGTAGAACTAAATTCTACAGATGGTTGACGGCTTACGCAAACTTCAAGGATGGAGTTACAGCGGAAGAAGATAGAGACCACATAGGTAGATGGATAATATTTAAAACTAATTAATTATGAAGCAACCTCAAGTAGTTCATATAGGTATGATAAATTCATACAATGTATTGGTAAACAAAGCTAATGTAGAGCAAATTGTGTTGTCAGGAATAGGCGTGTTCGCTCATTCTGAGGACGAGAAAGATGCTAAGATTAGTATTGAGTTTATGATTAAGTATTTTCAAGATATTGAGATGTATGAGAAATGCTCAGCACTTCAAAAGTATATCAAGAAAACATTTGATAATGACGGTAAGTTTAAAGAGCCTGTATGTGTTTGCGAATACCCCGACATTAAACAGTATAGTCCAATTCCAAAATGTTCAGTATGCAATATGAAAATGAAGAGATTATAGCGAGAGACCCGGGGTATAACAACCACGAAATGTGGAAAAGATGTGAACTTCTAAAGATGGTGGTAACACAAACGATAGATGTAAAAGAAGGTAGGGGTAAAAATGTTAAGGTATATCAGAAATACAAACACAATACCCCTCAAAAAGTAATTGATAGGATAATCAATAGCTGCGAATACTATAAGTCATTATACGAAAAAGATATGGAAGTAAAAGAAGTACTTACGAATGGAACTATTCAGTACAGGGATTATCAGTACGATATAATAAAGAAAGGTTCTGAGATTTTATCAGAGAATGGATTTGTTTATCTCGCTATGGAGGTTAGAACAGGTAAGACTCTAACAAGCCTTGGAATTGCAGCTACAATAAAAAGCTCTGAGGTATTATTCTTAACTAAGAAAAAAGCAATATCAAGTATTGAAGGAGATTACAAAAGCCTTGCACCGTCATACAATCTTACGGTTATTAACTACGAGAGCATTCACAAGTTACCAAATACCAAATGGGATTTAATTGTTTGTGATGAGGCTCATAGTTTAGGTGCGTTCCCCAAGCCAAATAAAAGAGCAGAACAGGTCAAAGAGCTTATTGTGAAAACAAACGCAAAGGTAATTTTGTTATCAGGAACACCAACTCCCGAGTCATATTCTCAGATGTATCATCAGGTTTATGGAATACCAAAAAATCCTTTTCGAGATGTTAAAAATTTTTACAGATTTTGTGATAACTTTGTGAAAGTTACAACTAAGATTATAAATGGTCTATCAATGAATGATTACTCTAAAGGATTGGAGACAATTATTCAGGCTATGGAGCCATTCACAATAAATTATACTCAGGAAGAAGCGGGATTTGTGTCTAAGATAACTGAGGAGATTTTTGAGGTAGAGCTAAAAGAATCAACCTATAAGTTGATTAAAAAGTTCATAAAAGATTTGGTTGTTCAAGGAAAGGAAGAGGTTATCTTAGGAGATACCCCTGTAAAGTTGATGATGAAGCTGCATCAGTTACACTCAGGAACTATTAAGTTTGAGAGTGGTAAGTCGATGATATTGGATACGTCAAAAGCTGAGTTTATAAAAGAGTCTTGGGAAGGTTGTCAGATTGCTATCTTCTATAAGTTCAAAGAAGAGTTACAGGCATTGAAGCAAGTATTCGGAGATGAGCTAACAACAGAGCTTAGTGTCTTTGAAGACACACATAAGAACATAGCATTGCAGATAGTTTCAGGGCGTGAAGGAATATCTTTAAGGAAAGCAGAGTATCTTGTGTACTATAATATTGATTTTAGTGCAACAAGTTATTGGCAATCAAGAGATAGAATGACAACTAAGGACAGACCTGAGAACGAAGTGTTTTGGATATTCTCAAAAGGAGGTATCGAGCACGAGATTTATAAGGCAGTAACTAAAAAGAAAGATTACACATTAGCACACTTTAAAAAAGATTTTTATTTATGACACTAAAAGAAAAGTTTATACCATTAGTTTGGTTTAATTCCGGCTCGTTCAATGTTTCTCAAAATAGGGAAAAAGATGAAAATTCAATTAAATGCGAAAAAATTGCAGATAATTACGCTATTGAGTTTTTAGATTGGTATGGCGGCTTAAGATTAGACCAAGTAGATGGAAAAAAGACAAAAGAGCTATTAGAATTATTTAAAAAAGAAAAAGGATTATGAGAAACAAGTTAGCAGGGAAGCACCCATCTTATGACAAGTTAGGTATGTCAGAGGAAAGAAAAAAGAAAAAGTTAGCCTACGATACCAAATATCAGGCTACTGAGAAAAGAAAGAACTACAGAGTAGAACTTAACAAAGCTAATCGAAATGCCGGAACTTACGGTAACGGAGATGGCTTAGATATGAGTCATACTAAGTCAGGAAAATTGGTTAAAGAGAAATCAAAAACCAATAGAGGTAGAAATGGTAGTAACGGAAAAAGCTCTAAGAAATGATTAAGTGTGTTTGCATAGACAATGACAACAGACCGAGCAGGGTTCCTGAAACTAAATGGTTGGAGAAAGGTAAAGAATATACCTTAGATTTTACTATGACTGTACACCCTCAAAAAAAATTAGCGTTTCAATTAAAAGAAATTGAACTCGATGATAGTTGCAGTCCATACACTTGGTTCCTCGCAAGCAGATTTGCGTTCAGACAGGAAGACCTTCAAAAACTAATTGAGTTTATTAAGGAATGTAACAAAATTACGTTCTCACTAAATGAACTAATGAAAGTAACCACAGTAGATGAAAGAAAGTCAGATACAATCGAAAAAAATTAAGGAGCTTGAAGCTCAGGGGTACTACGTTATTAAGTTAATCAAGACTAATAAGAATGGTATCCCTGACTTGATAGCAATACCTAAAAACTCAGACGTTCTTTTTATTGAAGTAAAAGGACCGAAAGGCTCTACATCTCCTCTTCAAGATTGGAGAATGGAAGAGTTAGAAAATCACGGAATAAAAACAGAAATATATAAACCACTCTAATCAAATGGATTCATTAAAAACCATAATAAACTTAGTATTTTTTGTAGATATAGAAGATACCACACGTAAAAGAAGAATAGTAGATGCAAGAAGAGCTTACGCTAAAATACTTAAAGATGCAGGATTTTCTTATCAACACATTGGGGATAGTTTAAATAAAAATCACGCAACAATTATTCACTATGTAAACTCTGTAGATGACCTGCTAAAGTATGACTCAACGTTTGAAAAAAAGTTTATGTTGGCTAAGAAAAACTTTTTAAAAGAAAACAAACATTTAATATCAAGTTCAAAAGAGGATATTTACACAGTTGCAATCGGCTTAGAAAACAGGTTAAGCGAAATTATTTCTAAAAAAGACCAAATTATTTGTAGTTTAAATAATTATGAAAAAGAAAATGGTACAAATGAATGTATAGATTATTGCAAAGAATTAATGCTATCCTTATTTGATTCTTAAAAATCAAAGTTATGGAAGAAGAACAAAGAGCCGAGAGAATATCTCGAAGAATAGAAGAGTACCACATAGTACTTACGGACATCTACGAAAAATTAGTTGACCGAGAATTTAAGTCTGTCCAAAAGGACGCTCAGTTCTTAATTATGGAATTACGTTGCGTATTAAAATCAATAGAAGAAGATGACTTTTGAAACCGAACAAGATTTAATCAGAGAGAAAAAAGCAATTCAAACATTTGTAAATATGTTTGGTGGCTCATTTAAAAAACTTGACCCGTATGATATTGACTATAAAATATTTGATAAAGACGGGAATTTAATAGCCTATGCTGAGGTTAAAGGGAGAATCAGAACAATATACAACGCCTATCCTCTTCCGGTAGCAGCAAGAAAATTAGTTAAGTTGGTAGATAAAAGATTAGCACCTGTAGTTATATGGGCTTGCGAAGATGGGATTATCTATGGTAAGGCAGATAAATTAAAAGGAGACATCAGGTGGGGCGGTAGAGCCCCACGAGATAACTCCTTCAATGATACAGAACTTATGGTCTATTATGAGAAACAAAAAGAACTAAAGTATGTAAGATATGTTTAATTATTAAAACCTCTTCTGCTACTACTTCTTGTTGTCGTTGTTTTTAATCCATTTGAGTCATATCCTGTAGAAGACCCACTTGAACTTGAACTTGAGCCTGAGTTTGAAAATCCTCTTCTACTTCTTGAAGAGGAACTTTTGTAAGTTCCATCAGAATTTTTTCTTCTTTTTTTTGGGGCATATCCAAACTCTTTGTCTTTAGCTTCTCTTTCTTTATCTCTAAATAATTTTTCAGCTTCTTTTTTAGATTTATTTAGCTCATACCACTCTGACCCCTCTCCAAAATTTTTCTCCCACAATTCACGATTATATCTTTTTAAGTCAGTTTGATTTTCGTATTTAACCCCTGTTTCTTCATCAATTAAAAGACTTGGCTTCATTTCTTTAAGCGTCTCTTTTTCATTTTCATAATTCTCGGGATTTTTAATTCTATCCAACATAGACTCGGCAGCTTCTATATCTTGAGGGCTTGTAGCATTATCAATAATTTCTTGAATAGAATTTATCTTATCTTCTGTCTCTTGTAATTCTTCAGGAGTAGGAGATTTTTTCTTTGCAATCTTCATTGCATTTCTACTTACACCTGAAACTTCAGGAGATGCTAATCCTATTAAGTTAGACACCAATACAACAGGGACTAATTTAGTAAGAGCATTTTTATTCTCATCAGATATTTGTCTTGTTTTTCCGTAATCATCTTTATATGTTCCTGTTGCTGACAAAGATACAAGGTCCCAAATCTCATCTATTCTTTTTGCTGTAATACCAAATGTTCCTAAGGCATCAACAAAATTTACTTTTCTTGATTCGTAAATGTTTTTTATATCTTTATCTTCAACTCCAAATGCTTTTTGAACACCTTCTATTATCAACGCAGAATTACTCTGAACTAATCTGTCAAGCACAGGTATTGGAGAAAGCACATCAGTTATTACAGAAGTTACAGCACCTTTCACAAGACCTTCTCTTCTTTTTTTCTTTTCTTCTTCATCGTCTCCTTTACCCATTAACGAAGCGGTCATACTTGCTATACCAATTCCTATACCTGCTGAAATAGTTCTGAATACAGCCATCTCAACAGCGTATCCTGCTAATGAACGTGCAGCAATTTTTCTATCTTCGGGTGTAGATATATCCCAATTTGATAAAACTCTCAAATCAGAACCTAATCTTGAACCTTGATTCATTCTAAAACTCGCAAAAGGCATAAAGATTTTTACCATTGTTTGAGCGTAAGGATTTTTGTTAGAGAACATTGTTCCTGACATATCTGTATCAGAAATATTCTGTTGTCTATCAACCATTCTTTGAGCGTAATCAGCCGCTTCTTTGTTTACTTCGTGAGTAGAATAATCAATTCCTTTGACATCTACACCTTGGTCTTTTAATGATTGCTCATAGTAAGACTTCCAAGAAGATACCGCAACCCAAACGTCAGGCTTAACTAAGAACATTTTTAACCATCTTTTGTTTGCATCTTCAAGAAGTTTTACAGCCTTAGCTCCTTTGCTCTCAGCCGCCTCATCAATCATTTTATTGATTGAATCAACATCAGCTTGAGATTCAACTCCTCTATTTGAAATAGCATATCCTGTTTCATTTAACCAACTCATAAAGTCTTTATTGGACATAGCTGAAAAATCTATACTACCTCCTGTATTTACAAGTGTGTTTAAAGCCACAGGTATAACCTGTTTGAATGGCTGAGTAGGTCCTGCTAAAGCCTGACCAACACCAAGTGTTGCTATTTTATTTAAAGTTCTCATAGCCTTAGCAAACTCATCGTTAGAATAAGGATTCTTATTTCTAATGTTCTGAATATACTGCTGTATCCTTCCTACGCTTGATTTTGTTCCTTTTATTAAATCAGCATCTTCTCCAAATATTTTTCTGAAGTCTGCTGTATTCATAAACGCCTCAATCTGTCTAATTGGTGCAGCTGTATTAATATCTACAAGAGCATCGTACATAGAGTTTGAATTGTTTTTATCGAAAGATAAATCAATATATGACTCTGCTTCATTACTGTCTGCATTCTTTGGTAACTCATCAGGACGAGTAGCTTCCATTAATACCCCTGTTTCTTTTTTGTAAAGATTTCCATTTGTATTTGTTATAAATGCAGAATCAGTGTTAGCTAAATCAACACTTCCTCCGTCATAGCTCATTCTTGTAAATCTATCAGGAGTATAGTTCAAATCTTTATCTAAGACTTTATTGTAAACATTTAATGCAGTATCGGACAATTCGTCAAACTTGCTATCCCATTCTTTAATCCAAAAATCAACAGCTTCTAAGTTAACAGGGTCAACTTTAGATTGAACCTCATCTATATTTGTTGAACCGTCAAGAACCTTGTCGTATGCTTTTTGATAAACCAAAGCCTTTTTTCTTTCCTGTTCGTTTCCAACAGAAAGAACGTCTATTGATTCTTCAATAAGTTTTTTTCTTCTATCGAACTCAGTTTGCATTTCTGCCTCTGTTCCTATTACGTTTCTGCTCATAAATGAAGTAATACCTCTTTCAACATTGTTGTATAAAGTATTGAACTTTTGGTTATTAGCTTTTTTATTATAGAAATCAGCAACATAATTAGCAACAATGGTATTTGCTTGTCTCTGAGCTTTTGATTTTCCATTAATTAAATCAGTAAGCCCCATAGCATCTTTAACTTTTCCTGCACGATTAAAACCAACAAACATCTTCTCAAAAAGAATATTTAAGTTAGTGGTTTGTTCTCCTAAGAATCTACCAAATGCTTTGCTTCCAAGTTTTTTAAGTGGAAGAGCAAATATATTTTGTTTTGCAACTCTCGCTGCATTTTGCTGACCTGTGTACTTAGCAAGTACAGCTTCCATTTTAGCAGTTGATTGGTTTGTTAAAAAGTTCATCAATGAATCTACCGCAGCCAACGAGTCTTTTACGCCCATATTATCGGTATCCATACTCATAAACTTCTTGATTATTTCTTTCTGAGCCTTAGTATATTCAACATCTTCATCTGTAAATATATCTTTTCCGCTACTTATAGATTCTTTAATCATAGCAGAGTAAACATCAAAAGCTCGTTTTATTGTAGCTCTTACTATTCCCTCATTGTATTTGTTTGTCTTAGCCTCAGGCTCCAATAGAGCTAACATTTCTTCAGCACTAAACTCAGAAGCATCTACTCCCATTAGGTCCTGCAATTCAACAATCATCTCTTCACGAATTTTTTGCTCTTGCTCTTTTAATGTTTCTGAAGTATAATCTGTAACCTCTTGTATGTTTGTGGTCTCAGCAAATCTAACTTTCTGACCTCTAACAGACGAACCTGTTATAGCTTCTTTTAGTTTTGATGCTATTTCATTGTAAGTCTCAATATCTTCTACTAATGAAGGGTCGATTTTAGTAAATTGAGAAGCCGCTATTCTAAGGTTAGCATTTTTATCTTTGTTCTTAGATAACTTTTTTAAGCTACTTCTAAATCCTTTTGCATCTTTTATTTTAGCAGAATAATCTGCGTTCTCAAAAACCTTAGTCATATAGGTAGTAAATCTATCTACAGACTTAGCACTAAATACATTTACTTTACTAAAAGCACGTATAACATTTGCAGCTTGGTCTGAAGTAATTTTACCTGACGCTTTTAATTCTTTAACATCTTTACTAAGTTGTTGACTTGCTAATTTAAAAGCTCTAACAGCATCTCTCGCACCTCTCGCTAAATCTTTAATTTGTTTTTTAAGAGCTACTTTTTCAGTCATTGTAATTTTTTTGACATCTTTAATCTTGCCAAATAATCTTGCAACTGACGGTGCAGCTTTCTCTCTTAAACCAAATCTTTTGCGAATATCACGCACCAAAGCCTCACGCTGTACATCTGTGGCGTTTTCATAAACTTTTGAGCCCATAACATAGCTAATAACATTATCTGCTATTTTAGCCTCGTTTACGCCTCTTCTTTTAGATTTCTGCACGATACCTTCAACCTCTCCCATCATTCTGTCATATCCGGGTAAGTCTTGTTCGTTTATTTCTTGAGAAACGTTTTCCTCTGCTAAGTTTTCAGCGACCTCAGTCTCAGCCTGCGTATCTCCCGCAAGACCCTCTGTCCAAGTCCACTCAGGCATAAGCCCTGTCTTTTGGTCAGCAAAAACTGTATCTTCAACTTTGGCAGTTCTGTTGTTCTCTCCTTCAGGACCGTAGTTAAGCCAAGAGTTTTGACCTCTTGTCTCACTTGTGATAGCACCTTTAGCAGGACCTGTAAACAATCTGATATGAGCCTGCCAAGCATTCTCTTCTCCTCTTGCTCTAAATCCTGCACCTTCTAATCCGTGTCCAAAAGCATCGTGTACAGCTCTGAATAAATCGTTAGCAAGAACGGGCATCTTAGGTCCGTCTAATCCTCCAACGCTCCATTCAAATCCTGTCTCAGCTAAAAGCGGATTATCATTTACATCTAATTCGCTTGTACCGAAACCTTCAACAGTTGGGAAAACACCCATTTGTTTGTTTTGGCGTAAATCACGCATAGCATTATATGGACTTGCCGCATACTCAACATTACTTGGTATGTCCAAATCCATAAACCAAAACTTATATCCTGCATCAACTAACGCTTGATATTGAGCAATGGTCTGTTTGATAAGCTCAGCGTATGCTTCTTTTACTTTTGGGTTCTGAGGGTCGTGAGCCATTTCTTCGTAAGCCTGTGCTATACGCTGAGCTCTTTCCTCATCAACTTCTACATACTCTGATTGTCGCTTGAGGTCGATTCCATTGTCGGCTGCGTATTGTTCTGCAACGCTGACAAGTTGCGGGTCCGGTCCTGTTGCCCCTTGTATTGTTGGCGAACCTTCAAGAGGCGTAATTTCCCTGCTATCAGTCCGTCCTGTTCTGTCTCCGGTGCGTTCGGGTTGTACTGTTGGTTGTTGTCCTGTTTCATTTTGTGTTTTTATTTGAGTTGTTGGTTGTGTCTTTGAAGACACTTGTTCTTCGATGATAGTTTGCGGTGCAGTCGCAGGAAGTAAACTTTCAACAGCTTTTACTAATTCAGGGTTACTTCCGTCTTCCTTAGCTATTTTATAAGCCTGTGCTATAGATGACGTATCACTTATGCTATATTGTTCACTTGGCATTAATTGTTCTCCTTCAATATCTAAAACTAAAGGAAGAGTCTCTTCTAATATTTTTGCATCTATGGAGTCTAATGATTGAACTACAGAATCTACATTTACCTCCGGTTGAGTTTCTGTAACAGGTTTATTTGAATTAATATATTCTTTAACCTGATTAACACTTTCGTTAATTACTTCTTTTCCCTTTAAATCAGATTTTGTAACTTCATCTAATATGGCTTTTATACCTTCAGATGTAGATGTATTACCATTAGGAATAATAAATTCAAAAGTATTTGTAGCAGACCTTCCAAAATTATCTGAAGAAGGAGTTATTATTGTTAGTAATTTATTTCCATCATCTGAAACTGTATCTTCTGCAATTACTGATTTGTATTCATTCAAATCTTTTTGTTGCTCAACAGGTAAAAACCCTCTTCCGTCTTTAGGGGTAACTATATCTTCTGCATTTATTCCTTCTGAATATTGCAATCCAAATCCATTTACAGCTCCGTGAACAACAATAGTAGGCTCTTTTACTTCTTCTTGCGTAGCTTGCTCGGTAATGATTTCAGGTTTTGGTTCGGATATTCCTTCCGCCACCGTTTCGCTAATTCCGGTTTCTGACTGAACAGGAATCGCTGTTGTGCTTTGCTCTTGAATGGCATTTGTCTCGCTTAATTTAGTTAGTGAATCATTTATTTCTGCAATTCTATTTTTTTGCTTTACAACTAAGGCAGGGTCTTTCTCGTTGATATAGTTTTCTAAATCTCTTTTTTCTTTTAAAAGATTCATAGCTTCTTTTTTACCTTGAGTGTCAATACCATCAGGTAATTGTCTGAACAATCCAACTGAATTTCTATAATCGTTCAATTGGTTTTTTGCATCAGAAGCAGTTAACTCTCCACGAGTTATTTTATCTTTTAAAGTAGCTATATACGCACTCTGCATATTCTCATCATTAGCCATATTGGCAAATGTATCGAAAGTTGCGTCGTCCATTTTCAAGAATCCTTTTTCTGCAAAAGCAGTACTAACAGCAGTTGGTACACCTAAAACAAATCCACCTATAGCTTCTTGAGCTCCTGCAACAGCAATATTTTCAATCAAGTCAGCAGCAGACTCAGGAGTATCAAACATCTCTTTCCCTTTTATCTCATTGTAAACAGCTTTAAATGCTGTGTCTGATAATTCTTGAGCAGCACCTGTTTCAAACTCAGCAGCACCGGCAGCAGTAATAGTCAAAAGACCTTTTGATAACATACCGTCAACTTCGTTCTCAACTAACTCTCTAAAAGTTTTAGCTGTTACTCCTCTACCTGATTTTCCTAAGGCGTTTAAGGCTATTCTATTTATAACCCCTTGACTACCTTTTATGTTTTTTAATCCTATATTTTCTAATACAGCACCAACTATTCCTATAGGAAGAGTGATAGCAAGTTTTTCGTTTTCTGATATGTCTTTAAAATCAGGGTCTTGCTCCATTTCTTGAGTTAAACCATCAGAAACTTGAGCATACATTTGTGCTGTTCTTTGGGCTGCACCAACAGGTCCTGCTCCTCCAATCATAGCAGGTAAAGACTTAGCGACACCTAATATAGCACCTCCCCAAAAATCTTGCTCTTTCAAGTTAGACCATTGTTTAGTGGTGTCAGCATCTCCAAATACTTCTCTGTTACCTATTCGTATAGCAGGAAGTAAATTTCCTTTTAAGTCTTTTTTGATATAGTCATCAACTTCGTCTTCCCAATTATCTAATTGGTCTTCAGTTAATGTTTTTTTCCATTGGTCTATTGTTTGGTTTGCATTAGGACCTTTGATTCCAAGTTTTTTTGCTATGCCTACTGAAACATCTTTTAAATCTTTTTCGAGCATTCCGAATCCCGCAGGTGCTATCTCTGTAGTTAAGTCTATAGTTAAATTGGTAATCCCCGCAGCCATACTACTTGCTCCTTCATTTATAGCATTCCAAATACCACCGCCCCAAGTTCCTTGCTTAGATTTTGCTATAGAGTATTTCCCAACAGCAGAATCTAATTTTTTGCTTTTTTGCTTTATATTCTCTTCTTCTTTTATAAGAATATCCATTTCAGCTTTAAGAGCTAATCTTTGTTGTTCTAACGCAGATAATGCTTGCTTGTCAGGATTAGCACCTAATGCTTTTAACTCCTTGTCAAACTGAGACTTTTTAACTAAAAACTGTTTTTGTTTAGCATTTAAGCTGTTTAATTCAGTAGATATTCCTTTTATAGATTCATCTACCTGTTTTTGAGAGTTAAACTTCTTATCCTGTTCTCTCATAGTTTTCTCAAGCACGAAAAGCCCCTTAGCAGGAGTATTGTCTTTTATAAACTTTTGTAGGATTTCAGATTGAGTTTTTGACTTGCTGTCTAAAAAATTATCTAAAGATATTTCAGTGGTTTTACCGTTTGAAGCAGTTACTTTTACAAAATCTCCCGTAGCACCTGACTCTTCAAATTTAAAGCCTAAGTCTCCAAATTGATATTCTAATTCAGGAACAACATATTCTTCCTCTCTATTAATCAAATCAGTATTTATTGCAGACAATCTATCTTTTAAATATTGATTTCCTTCAACATTTGGTTTTATGTTTAATTGCTTATCAAACATATCTCCATACTTCTTTTTTTCAGAAGAAAGTTGTTTCTTTTCTTTTTCTATATTTTTAAATATATTTTTTGTCTCTTCTACTTTCTGAGAATCAAATATAGCTTTTCCTGACAAGTCTTTTGGTATGGATTTTTGCTTATCCATAGCTTGCTTAAATTGAGCTTGAAATTCTTCAGTTTTTGGATTAATAGGTTTTGGCTGCTCCGATGAACCAACTTCCGATGATGATTCCAAAGCGAATTTTTTTTTTACAGGAGCAGAAGGCTTTTCAGCACTAACACCACCTGAATATTTTTGAAAGAAAGAATTTTTGTCTTTTGTATAAATACCGTCTCTACTTACGACATCGTAAACTTTATTTTTATATGCTTCATCTTGAGACCATTTTACTTTAAATTCATCAAAAGATTTAGTGTACTTTCCTTCTCTGACTAATACGTCATATAATTTTTGTAATTCTTCCATTTTTTATAAAATTATTAGTCTAATTCTCCTGTTGTTCCTCCTTCTCCTAAAAGAGCTTGTTTATCAGATGTTTTTACATTCTTAGCCAACCAATCTTTTAAAAGTTTAGCCTGCTTGCTTGCAGCTTCTTTGCTTTTTTGATTTGAATTTATAATTAAATCTTTTGCTCCCGGTTTTTTTATTGTTATATTATTACCTGCAAATGCCCCACCACCTTCAGGGATTATTTCTATACCCGGTATATTTCCAAGTTTTTCCATAAGAACATCTGTTGTCTCAGCACTGTTTGAGTCATAGAATAAATTTGAATCAGCTGCTGAAGTAAACACCTTAGTTGCTTCCACGTCTATATCTTTAGTAGCCCCTGTTCCGGTATATGAAGTATTAAATGTTTTACCTAATTTTCCTTTGGCTTTATTTACAACCATATCTTCAGGGAAAGATGCACCTGTTGCAGTAAGAAGAGCTCCTGTGATTCCTCGTAATGCTGCTACTCTATCTCCTTTTGATTCAAAAGCAACAAGACCTTGTTTAGTTCTAATATAGTTACCCGCAGGTTTGCCCGGAGGGTTAGATACGATATCAGCACCTCTTGACCTCATATATGCCATACCTTGTGCTTTTTGAGCATCAGTACCTGTCAAGATATATGAAGTATTAAGTGCAAAGTTTTCAGCATCTTTCTCCATATTAGTTTGAGCATTTTCTTCAGCTGTTTTTGGTCTTCTTTCTTGTAATTGATTTTGAGATGTAGTTTTAATAGTTCTCTCTTGGTCTATCTTACTTAAAAGATTAGTTTTAACCCAAGCAGCAGCTTCTTTTTTCTGAGCCTCATAATTCGGACCTTCTTCATCTAAAGTGGTCATATTTGTTCTTGGGTCAACTTTTACAAGTATTTTGTTTGCATCTTTAGCCGCTTCGTCTTTATCAAAAGTAAATGATTCAGCACCATACTTACCTAAATTCTGTGTTAATACAGAAGTAAGATTGTACGGTGTTTGGTCGAAATAACTATTAACTTGGTCATCTATGGCTTCGTTCCAATCATTTACTATTTTTTGAGTAGTAGGGTCTTTTTTAGTTGCTAAAAAATCAGGACCCATTAACTCTGTTATACTACCTGCTCCTGACAATGTAGCGGCTTGATATAAAAAATCTTTTCTCGTACCAAATCCTTTTACAGTAGCAGTTGTTGCTGCCTCTACATCAAAAGTAGGTACGTTTTGAAGTATCTTACCTCTGATTACATTTACAGGTGCTATATTTTTAGATAAAACTCTTACTGTTTTACCATCTATAATCTTATTCTCATACAAGCCAATGCTTACTCTGCCATCTCCTAAAGCGTCAATTACTGCTTCTGATTGATTGAAATCAGCATACCCTTCAACACTACCCATATTGAATACATTGATAGCTTGTAGCTCTCCTGAGTTAACTCCTTCCATTTTTTTCTTGAACTCGTCTTGATATAACTTAGAAAGTTCAAAAAGTTGATTTGTTCCATCTACTCTGTTTTGTCTTCTTAATGTGTATTTTTCAAGTGGCATCTGCCCCGACTTTAATAATTGCTCATCAATTCGAGTTTGATTTATCATATTATGAGCAAACTTATTAGTAAAATTGTTTAAATCTTGGTTTTGCCCTTGAGGTGCATTTGCTAAATCATTCTCAAATTGTCTTGTAGCCGCATCAATCGCATCTTTCTTTTCTTGTCTGATACGATTAGTTTCAGCAAGCATATCACTGATATTCTTGCCGACCTCTGCCCAATTTACCTGCGAGTCTGCGTCTCTTTCTGCGTATTTATAGTATGTTGCCATATTTTAGAAATATTTTTTGGTTGGTTGGTAACCTATATTTTGAGGAAAGGATACAGCAGCAAATGGGTCAGGGTTAAATGCACTTTTACCAAATCCAATTGGATTAGGTTTGAACTTTTCGTCAAACACAGAATATCCCGTTGGTTTTTTAAGATTATTAACTGATTGATTACTTGCTTGTAGCTGAGCTGCTTGCTGTTGACCTGTTTGTGGCGAACCTGTTTTTTGATATAAAGGAACCATTGCTAATCCTTGTTGCATAGTATTAGATAAGCCTTCAAAGCCTTGAGTTAATGCTGCGGCTCTTGCCTCTTCAGCATCTCTCGCTGCCAACTGAGCACCCTCAACTTCTCCTAAATCTAATTGAACACCAACATCTCTTAGCCTACTATCTTCATTTATTATCTGTTGTTCAATACCCATCAATTCTTGACCCATAGCAGTTCTAATTCCTGCTTGACCTTCATTCTGAGCCATTTGAACTCTACCTGCTGTGGCTTCTGCACCTCTGTCAGATTCTCCTCCTTGCTGTATAGCTAAAGCTCCTTGAGCAAGCATTGCCTCTCTTTCAAGTTCGTATGGTTCTTTCTTAATAGATAATTCTTCGGCATAATTAATCTCGAGTTTTTTACGTGCTTCAGCCATTGCTTCGGCTGCTTTTGCTTCCGCTGCTCGCTGAGCTTTCTTTTGCTTTCCTGCCTGAATAAATGAATTTGTAGTTGATGCAGCCGAAACCGCTAAACCACCAATTGCTACTGCTGTTGCTACTCCCATATTAAAGTAATTTTATCATTTCACTTGTGTATGAATCTCCTTTAATATAACCAAGGCTTTCATACGTTTTAATTAAACTGTCGTTTTTTATTAGAGCGTAAGCGTATTTGCTTCCTGACATTTTGCTAAGATTAGTCAAAGTATCTATCAGCATTGTTATAGCTTCTCTTCTTTTCTCTCTATATTCTTTGTTTGAAATTATCCAATCAACCCAAGCTACTCTCGAATTGGTTATATAAATAAATCCTGCACAAACAGGAATATCTCCGTCATATACGATATACCCACCCATTCCATTATCAGGTAAGAAGTCCCTTTCAGGGGCTGTCCAACCCCAATCTTTCCACCAATTAACAAGCGTTTCTTGGTAATCGTTTTCGTTAAGTTGTCTAATAGTTAATTCCATACAGAGACAAAGATAATAAAATTAAGGGAAACTTTTCATTACTTCAGATTCAACTGCAAATAATTCAATTTTTGAGTTTGAAGAATTTGACAGAGTGAATACGCAATAATGTCCTAAAACCCCGTGAGACTCAGCAACTGAGTTTTTCACATAGAAGAAGAAGTTTACATTACCCGGAATTGGATTTGATGGTGGATTAAGCATTGCATTATCTATAACCAATTGGTTTATACCATTTGGTAAATCAACATTTATTGCTGTAACCTGACCTGCAAATAAAGGATTTGGGTGTCCGAAATAAACATAATCTCCAATACTTATGATACTGCCAATTGATATTAATGGAGATATACTAAAGTTTATTTTTGCAGAGTTAGTTCCTGAATCTACAACAGTTAAACTGTTACCGATTCCATTCAAACTTCTTAATGCAAACTCTCCAATAGTATTATTTCTGACAAACGCATAATAAGCTGCTTCTTTTCTTTCAAACCAAGATTCATTTATAAATCCTGAGAATTGCAAGTCTGTAATTAATTGAGCAGACCAAGCTGCATCTCCTTCTAAGTTTATGGTTTTAAATAACTTATTCTCAAGAGCAGAATTATTAAACACACTTTGTAATCTTGTTGGTGTAAATGAACCTGCCGGATTTCCGACTTGATTCCACCAAGGTTGGTAAAATGTATTTCTCGCTTGATTAACGTTATGTCTGTAAATATTCCCACCCTTAAATGTGTAGAAATAATTATTCATTCCTATTAACCAATCAGGATAATAAGAATAGAAAGATACCCAACCGGCAACTCCTTCGCTATATGATAATGTGTAATTCATAATTTATTTTTTATTAACAAAATCCAAGACTAATTACAATTCCATTCGCATCAACCTCAAAATAATCAGCACCGCCAACTAATGAACCTGTTGCTGTATAGAAACCTGCCGCTAAAGGCATAGCCCCATAAGCATCTTCAAAAACGTAATCGTATAATCCAACTAAAGTATCTATTGTTGTATGTACTTTAGCAAAGTAATAAGTCTCAGTCAAGGCAATAAAACAATCGTGAACAACTCCGACAACTGAACAAGGGAAGCTTGGTAAAAGATAAGGACATTGAAGACTTGCAGTCCAAGCAGTACCACTACAAGGTCCAAACATTTCAAGATTAACAACACTTGGAGAAGGATTAACCTTTGGTATAATCATAATACAACTTCCCGGAGATGCACCTAAGCTAACATCTCCCGGACTTATAGTGATGTTTTGAGTATTACCCGTTGGTAAAAACGATGTTCCGTTATATAGATATTCTATAGCCGCAGGAAAATTAGTTGTATTTCCTGTTAACCCGCAATCTGCACCTGAATTACCAACAACCGTAAATCCTGTTGGGTTTGTACTTTTGTGAGGACCATCAACAGGAGAACTCAAAGTATTATATGTATTTCCATCATATATAGCTCTTATTCCGTCAGGAATATTGTCAGGATTAAAATATATAACAATAGCACCTACATCTGAACCTGTATTTAAATTTGCAAGATAAATACCTTGACTGCCACTTGCTCCTATGCTTCCTCCACAAGGGACAGGACAAGGAGACACGCAAGTTTCCGCAGGTAAAAGAATACCTAATGACTGCTGTCTTGATATTGTTCCGTCTCCATAGAAACCATCAGGAGCTAAAAAAGCTAATGATGAGTCTAAATACACCGCTGTAGCTGTTGCTAAGTCAGCGGCATCTAAATAATATGTTGAATTTATTGCCATATTTTAATTATAATAAACATTCACAAGATACAAAAAAGATAGTTACATTTACCGAAGGGTTTAATGAAACAGGGTATCCTATACTGCATACATTAGTTATAGCACCTGCTTGAATAACAACTTCTTCGTATATTCCAAATTCGTTGTATAGTCCAATTAACCCATCAACAGCGTTTTTTGAATTATTTACTTCGTACATATTGTACGGAGAATCGCAATCTTCATCGCACTCACAGCAAACATCAAGTGCACTTGTTCCGAAGCACAAAGATACTTCAACTGCACAAGGTTTACAAGTTTGAGCAGGCAATAAAACGCCATCTACTAATTCACGAACAATACCACCAAAAGAATAGAATCCATTTGGTGCGAATGTAGTCATATCAGAATCTAAAAATATTGATGTTGAATTTGCAAAAGAAGCATTCAAGTAATAATTACCCGGAGTACAATCGCAACAAGCATCTATTGCTGTAGCTGCAAAACATAACTCAGCAAGTATAGCATCTCTTAAATCCCAAATCAAATACAAGTAATCTCCATTTACACTTGCAGGAACAATAAAGTCTGCGTAGAATAATGGTGTACTTCCTGCGTTTGGAGTAGCTGTAGTCGATGCCGCCAATAAAGCCTGAATATCAATATCGTTATTATTAAACAGCACAGGACTTCTAAAGTATTTAAACTTATCCTGAGCTAAATCAAAGTTGAAAGTATCAGGTGCTATCTTATTGGTTGACAGCCTCATAGTACTTCCTCCTGTAGGGAATCCTCCCGACCCAACAAAACCTGAAGTTATATTATATCTTGAAACAAGTGGCGTTGATGTGCCGCTTCCAAAAACAACTAAGTTAGATAATAACGGACCGATAAAAGCACCGTCAGTATATCTGTACTGAGTATGAATGGTTTGTCCTGCCTCTGAATTATTTGTAAGTACAACCTCAACTATATTTAAAGGTTCTGCCTCACAGCAATTAGCCAATATAGAAACAACCATATCTCCTGTATATGTTATGGTTATATCTGCTGTTTCAACTGATATATTATCTTTATTAAAGAATATACTTCCACTAACACTAACAGGTCCTGAAGAAACTACAGTACCGTCATAACTTACTTCAACAGTTAAAGTGGCTCCCGACTCAATGCTTGATATTACCCAACTAACTTCTGTAGTTCCTACAAGAGGACCTAAATCAACGCAATAAGAAAAACTTTCTCCTTGCACACTATTAGTTGACAAAGTAAATGTTTGACTTATACCACAATTTAAACACTGAGGATTTGTAGGCAACATTTCTTCGTTCATACTTAAAACGTACTCATTCATATAAGGGTCAAATCCTCCAAGTTTTTGAGTATTAAAAGAAGCATTGAATGTGTCTCTAAACCAAGTTCTCATACTTTGCTCAGATATTACTACTAATTGGTCGCTTGGTCCTGAATCTCCTTTTATTTGAAGTACAGCACCACGTTTTACGTCAGTAAAATACCTGTCATATCCCCATTGAACATAGCTTTCAGGATTGAAACTAATACCGTACTTCTCAGTACGAGCTATTTGCGTTCCTAATACCTCAGGAGTAGCTGTAATTATATTTCCTGCACTTGCATCAGACAATAGGTTTTTACCCGCTAAAACGTAAGATATTTTATCTTCCTGTAAAGTAAGTACGTCTGTCTCTCTTCCGTCTAATATAAATATTTCTCCAAAAGAAGCCTCGCAGTTTTTGTAGTTAACTAATCCTTTGTTGAACTCATTAAGTCTATTTACATTTGTCTCTAAGTTGTAATTACCGCTATATGTAATGTCAGCAAATCTATCTGCTTCTTTATAGTCCTGTTCTGCTACAGTGGTAACACGCTCTCCTAAATTGAAACTTCTTCCAATAATAGAATCACGAATCTTATAACTTTCAGCACCATTTCCGAATGAAAAACAGTTAAAGAACTCAGTATCAACAATTCCCGGTACAGACCCTGTTTGGTTTTGAACATTACCTAAATGGTTTCCATTAGCATCAATTCCGAATGATAAGTTATTTTCAAAGAAAACGTCAGGTAAAGCATCTTGAGGTTCAGTTTCAAATATAATTAAATCAACTGCTCTAAATACTTCAAACTTTGCAGTTACACAATACTTTCTTGAATTTGGATAACCTACTCCTGTACAACTTTTTCCTGAAGACATTTGTAGTATTAATGCGTTTGTAGCAGGGTTTCTATAGAACTGAAGATACATTACGCTAAAGTCAACCGAACTTAAAACACCATTTGCTGCTATATACTGCAAAGTTGTACTTCCATCTTTAGATGTTCCTGTATCTAATAACTGAGCTACATTATCTCCATTCCACCAATCTGCAAAATTGTCATAATCTGTAGATGAAGTTAATCTTCTATTAAACTCATATCCTCTTCTTTCACAAGAGTTTCCAACACCATTTCTATTCCAATCCATACCAAGATTAATAATACTTCCCGCAGGAATTGAGTAATCTATGTACATTCCCGGATTTGCAGGGTCAGGAATATTTACGAGATAAGATAATATAGTATAGTTACCACCTTTAGGAGCACATCTTGCGTGAAGACCTAAATCTATAATAGCATTAGGGTCAAGAACAGCAGAAAAACTATTTGGATTAATCTTGATGTATAAACCTGCCGGGACAGTAACGTCTCCTACGGGGTCAATAAATCCCGATGCCTGTGCTTGCTTATCTAACACAGTTGCATAAGCACAATTCTTTTTAGGACCATCAGTATCAGCCTTAACTATAAGCCTGTCTCCTACCTCAACTTTTTTAGTATTTTCTCCTTCTAAATAAAACCATACAGAATTACTAAGTGGGTCTGTAAAGAATAAATTAGAGTAAATTGTTTCGTAATTTTCTTCGTCAGGCTTAATAACGAACTTATATCTTTTAGCCCAATAAGGAGCTCTTTGAGTAGGTGGTATTGTTACACGTATTGAGTTCTTGTTTGCAGAAAATCCACAAGCAATATGAACCGCATTATTTGGACTAACTAAAGCTGTAGAAGCTCTATTGTATTCGTCCATATAAACAATACCTATTTCATAACCTCTGTTACTATGTAAGCTTCTTGGATTACCTATTTCTTGAAAAGTGGCATCTGCAAAGCTTATGGTATAATATTCATAAATAGACCCTGTTGGTGCTGTTGGATTATCAACATACTTCATTGAAAGAATTTGAAAACCAATTTGTGTACTTGCAGGAGAAGTAATTATTTTTATAGGCTGATTAACTCCTGTAATACCACTACCTACTTTCTGTAAAGAATCTAAGTTATTTGGTAAAATACAATTGAAAGCATCTGTAAAAGTAATACCATCGCAAGAAGTTTCAGCTCCCGGAACTGCACTATATACAGGTAAAATGTTTGCTACCGTACCAACAGCTTCTTGGAACTCAACACTTGATGCTAAAGCATATACAGATGAGTAATCCGCATTTAAAAAGAAATCAAATGAAATTTCAGTATTATCTGTAGTCTCTGCCGGAAAAGGAAGACTTCCTGAAAATGAACTATGTGAAAAAGTTATTGTCATTGTAATAAATGACCCCGCAATAAGGTTTGCTGCTGCTAAGTCTATATACACTACAGAGTTAGGAACAGTAACAAAACCATTTATTTGATAATCTCCCGACACTACATTGTCAGGTACATTAGTAGTACCGATTTCTTCTGTTATAAATGTAGGTAAATATTCAAATTTTACAGACTGACCGTTTTTATCAACTAAGTCGTATCCTTCTACATAGTTTCCATACATAAGTCTATTGCCCATAATAGTTTGAGCTTTAGCAAATCGAGGAACATTATCGTAAAGTCTTAGAATTTCAGAAGAATTAAGAACGGTAAATATCTTGCTGTTATTGAAAGAGAATTGCTGAATTTGATTATCTCCAATTCCCAAGTCTGCTTTGTTGATTTTCTCAATAACTTTTATGATATTGTTATTTGATTGCTTAAATAGCAAATCAATACCTACAACCAAAGGTCCTCCCGAATTATAATTAACAATAGCTGTGTTGCAGAAATTAGTCATACCCTCATTAAGCATACTGTTTATGCTAAACTGAAAAGGATTTGGTATAAACGCAATATCAGACCATTGAGACGTAGCAGAGTACTCTCCGTTTTCATATTCGTATCTGTAAGCAAACGATATAAATCTATCTTCTAAATAATTCTCCTGACCACTTGTTGTAATCAATTCAACAGTAGGCGATTCAGTAGGTGGCTTCTTTATAACAAGAAGAGATTCTGCTGAAAATTGGTCTATATTACCTATAGGATTCGCATAATTCTTTTTGATATTGATAACTCTTGGAGGGTTGTAATCGTCTGTGAAAAACAATAAATCCTCAATTATATCTACACCTGTGATAAGGTATGTTGAATTAAAATTAAGAGTGGTATCAACGTTTCCCCCGTCATTAATACTTATTACGTGGTAGGCAAGGACATCTGTATGTACATTATAAGACACTATTAAATCGAGTCTTCCCGTAGCTCCAACTGTAAAAGTTGGGTCGTGAACAAACCAATAGATTGTCTCTCTTGCACTATCTTCTATAGCACCAATACATCTTGCATTCGGACTAAGAAGAGTTCCGTCTATATATTTCAACGAAGTAAGTGGAAGATTCCCCTTGGTATTTTCTATAACACCAATTTCAGAATTTTCAGTAGAACCCATTCTGACGTTCATAGCATCAATGTATTCTCCATCAGGAACTAATCGTTCATCAACGACTTTATTCATTCTTCCTGCTATAAAATTTCTTGTTATGTTTGCCATATTATTTAATTATCTTGTCCATTCCTCTTAAATTCATAAGAAGTCTTCCCGGGTGGATATTGCTAATTCTTATTTTAGCATTTCTAAGTAATGCCATTCTTTCTTTTCTTGCACGAGCAACTATATATTCCTGAACTCCTAATTTATTGCTAAGAATCTCATAGCTAATATAAGCATAAATATATTTTTCAAATAACTTATTTACAGTTATTAAAGAGTCATCTCCACTTTCCATTCCATCAGAAACATACTCAAGAATACAAGAATGACCTGCCATACTTGAATCGAAATTAATAACTCCTGCTTTTTTATCAATATTGAAAGTAGGGTTAAAGTTTGCTGTCTCAGTGTTTAATCCAAATCTATCTCCAACACCAACTTCAAAATACCACATACCATCGTAATTCCAACCATACTGCCCATCAAATTGGCTACCTTGATTTAAGTAAATACTTTTTTTGCTTCTTGTCAATCTATCGTAGTCGATATTTGAATATTGAGGCTCAAGAATATTTCCATTTTGGTCAAACAATATGTTTCCACTTTGGTCTTGAAGATATGCCTTTGAAGATAATGTCTGAATGTTCTCAGTCAATGGTCTTAACCAACCATCTTTATACAAAGATATACGAACCCAATTCACAAAATCAGATGGTAAAACAAATCTAAGTGTATCAGCTACAGTTAGCTCTAAAACTTTTACTTCTTTAAAAGCATCATAATTAAGTTCTTGAATACCACGTTTTGCGTGGAATAAAATTTTATATCTCTCTTCGTTATTGATTAAAGAGTGGTTTCCGTAATACATCAACATATAGTTATTAACTATATCTTCAAGACTTATATATTGATAAGAACCCCAATTTGCATCTTCGGGTTGATTACCATTATTGTCGTAGTATTCGTATTGAGATAAATAAGCCATATCTTAAAAATTTATTGTAGATTGTTTTGTTGTTCTTGCCCTATTGCAAATGCAGCAACTTCAGTTTCTCTAATTGATATACCACAATATTGTAATATCTTCATTACTAATCTGTACGTGTCTTCGTATGGAAGTTCAAAGTCTTGATAATCAGGTTGTGATTGGTCAAAAACAGGCTCTCCATTTGCTAATGTAATGTATGTCCATTTTGGAGGTAAAGGGTGTCTAAAATAAACACACTCAACTTGTCCAAATTGGTTTATTGTTTTAGGATAAAGATTTATATAATCCCCTTCTAATGTATATGAAGGAAACATATTGTTAGGTTGGGTCAATAAAGAACTATTCAACATAGTTATTTTACCAACACTTACCTTTTCAGCTTCTTTTGCTGCTTGAGAAATTATAAGATAATTTACAGGAGTTGTTAAGAAAATATCAGAGTCTAAAGTTATTGTTGTATTTGAAGAAACAACAACAACTCTTGCAGTTTTTTTTGTATTTACATTTACAACTATATCTCCTGATGTAATTCCTAAAGTAGTAAATTGTCCTGAAGAAGATATAAGTACATTAGACCCAACTGCTGTGTTAGTGCCTGCACTAATAATGTTTGTATGACAAAGCATCTTTAAAATGTAATACGCTGTATTTCCTGTAGTGGTAACAGAAGGAACAGAAAAAGAATTGCTGCTTGGAAGTGAAGGAGTTGTCGCAGGATTAGACAAAAAGTTTGTAACTAAAAATCCTTCTATTGTTTCAGCAATAGGACCTTCAATCTCAGCATAATCGCTCCCCGCTGCACGGGCATTTTCCATATTTATAGCTTTATTGTAGCCACTGAAGTAATCTTCAAATATCTCCATTTGTGCGTTTAAAGCATACAAATTAAAATCTGACGGAGAAATATACCCATAGTTGTTCTTATTTAGAACGGATAGTACTGTATTTCTAACTTCGTTTATCATTTTAAATCTTTTTTACAAATATACATAAAAAAAAGCACAGAAATAATTCTGTGCTAATTTTCGACCAAGGACACCTCAATCCAAGTTATTCGCTAAGGATAGCCTCTAACATTTTTAATGCGTCTAATCCTTCATCGCTTTGAAGATAATGTCCTACCATTTCATAAGGGTCTTCCCCGAATGGTATTGACAACATTTTCTTCTTGTTAGTTGAAGTGTTAAACCAAACTTCTCTGTCGTTATTTCTCAATGCTAATAGTTTACTCTCGAAGAATAAACGAACTTTAGCTTGGAATTGTAACTCAGGGTCGTTCAATATGTTTAAGAAATCTCTCGGCTCTGATTTAGCATAAACTAAAATATCTCTCTTCAGAATATCTGATGGATAGATAGAAGGGTCTTTGCCAAACATTACACGTGTAAGAGTTTCGATTTGTTCAATAGAAAGTTCTCTTGCTGCAATTAACGCATCTATTTCAAGATTCATATCTGCAACTTCTTCTTCTGCTTCTTTTTGTTCGTCAACTTCAACAAACACATTCCCGTTTAAAGGGTGGTAGTGAAGGAACTCTTGTAGCACAGGATTTGTTTTTGGAACACTCAAGAATCCATCTTCAAAGATGATTGGTTCTACAATAGCGTTTCCGTCTTGTTCGTCCTCAAAAGGACTTTTTTGATTTACAGCATATCTTAATGCTCTGTTTTGTTGTTTGTCTTCATCAAACCACATTAAAGGAAAACGTGGGTGGTTTCTTGATGCTAAACTATAGGAAAGTGGACTTCCTGTTTTCAATTTATAGACCTTATCTGCTAATTTTACTTTTGCCATTTTTATAAATATTAAATTCGATTTGATTTACTTTAAAAAATATAGAGAGTGTCTTTGAAGACACTCCCTATTTTTTATGCTTCTATTATCCGAAACGGAATAATACGAAGTTATTTGCTCCAAGAGTACAAACACATCTTTCAGATAAGAAGTTAACCTCCATTGCATCTAAGTCAGATGTTTGAGCACCTCCGGCAGAACCTGTAATCCAAGTTTTGTAACGTCTGTCCTCAGCTTCAGAAGCTCTATATCTTACGTGTAAGAATGGACGTTTAGCGTTTTTACCTAAGATTTGGTCATACACTGAAGTAGAACCCGCAGGAACTAATAAACCTGTAATAGTACCTGTTGCAGTTGCAGCAGTAGTATTTAAACCACCACGCATAGTTGGGTCGTTTAAGTATTTCCAATCAGATTTGTAGAAATCGTAACCTCTACGGAATCCTGTGAAACCTAAGTTCAATGCCATATCAATATCATTGTCGAATAAACCGAATGATGCAGACTGAGCAACACCACCTGAAGTATATCCATTCAATGTAGCTAACATATTGTCGATGTCGAAAGACAATCCACGGTTAACGAATAAAGCATTTTCTTCAATAGCTCCTTGTTTGTCTAAACGAGAAACGATTGTATCCCAATCTTGAAGAGTAGTTGGTGTACCACCTCCCCAAACGTTACCTCTACTGTTTACAACGTAGAAGATACCTTCAGAACCACCTTGACCGTTTCCACCTAATACAGCAGAAGCTCCTGAGTTGTTCTCAGCAGGAACAGCCTCAATCATTGCAGTTTCTAAGTAATCCTCGAAACGTAAACGAGTTTCGTGCTCTGATTTCAAGTACCATAAGTACCCTGTAGCACCATTCTCAGTTGTAACTTCAACCCAACCAATTTGAGCCATATCAGAACCATTAACAGCATATTTATCTTTAATGATAATAGGCTTGTTAGAGAAGATTTCATCTTCTGATTCTAATGAACCAACCATTCCGTTAGTTCCTTTTTTGAACTCAGAACCGTAAATGAATACAGTACATTGAGTAGATACAGCAAATGCTTGACCTGCTGCTTCGTAGTAAGCTACTGTGAAAGTAGTTGCAGAAGGAACAGCAGTTACAATTCCTTTGTTGTAAACACCTGAAGCGTTGTTTTGAATCATAACGGTTTGACCCACTCTGATTGCGATGTAAGTAACACCTGAATCAGCTACAGTGAAAGTTGCAGTGTTTGAAGCTGCTGCTGCTGCTGAAGTACAGTTAGTGTACTTAATGTGAAGACGACCTTGTTCTGCCCATTTGATTTGGTCAGAGTTAGAAGGCATCTCAGCACCTACCATTCTCAAGAATGATGCGATGGTTCTATTACCATAACGCTCAAATTCTTTCTCGTAAGTATCAGGAAGATACTGATTTAAGAAGTTGAAGTTGGTAATGTAGTTTGTCTGTAATGCTACTTGCTCAGCACTTGGCTGTAATTGATAAGTAGGATTGTTTAATAAAGCACTTGCCATTTTTAATTGATTTTAGTTTTACATTTTTTTGATACTACGGATTTTTAGGCTTCTACCCGAATCAGGATTTACCGCTTTTACCTGTATCCCATCAGTAGGTCTTGTTGCTTCAGGAGCTCTACGCTCAGACATTTGAATATTTTTAATATTTCTCATCGTCCCGTCAACTGCATCTGCCTTGCCTTGCTCATAAAAGAACGCAGCAAACCTCTCAGGGTTCATAGCAACCGCTAATGATTTGTGGTATCCAACTGCATCTTTAATCAAACCTTGCTCGTCCAAGAACTTAGTTATAAAGTTCAAAGGAGTTGCCTGATTCTTTTTCAATTCAGCCTTGTCTCCCGGAGTAAAAGTAATTTTCTTATCATTGATTGAAAATTCAAAACCTTTAAAGTCATCACTGAAGACCTCTTCTGTTTTTTGATTAAACCAATCACGTTTTCGTTCATTTTCCTCCTCAATCGTTTTTGATTGCTCGATATATCGCTTATAGTTTTCGTAAGCTTCTTTTTGCTCTTCAGAAACAGAATCAGCTCTTGACTCAAGAGGGATTCTATATTTTTCTTTCTGAGTGTTAAAAAACTTCTTGGCTTCAGCGACAGCCTTTTTTGTTTCTAATTTTATTTTTCTGATTGTCAACTCATCATCAATGTCTTCATCATATCTATAGTCGTCCATTAAAACGTCTATATCATCTGCGTCAAGACCTTCTTGCGTAGAACTCAAATACTCTCTTAAAAGAGTTTCAGGGTCCATTGAGTCAACATCTCTATTTAGCTGCATAAAGTCATTTATGCCTCTACCTGTTTCTTGTTTGTATTTTAAATAAGCAGCAACGTCCTCAGGCAAAGCCTCAGTCTCTTCTCTTTGTGCTGTTAATTCATCTAATGAATTAATCTGCTTATTATATCTTTTTCCAATATATGAAAGAACTTGCTCTTCTGATAACTCATAAGAACTATCATCATCTGCGGGTGGTGCATCAACAGGTGGCACATCAGCCGGTGGCGTATCAACAGGCGGCACATCAGCCGGCTTTGGATTACTAATATCTGCAAATTGTTGTTCGTGTTTATCAAGCAACTCTTGCTCTACTTGTACAGCACTTTTTTGCTCAGCACCGTCTAACGCTCTTACTTTGAAATTTTCCATTTGATTTGATTTAATTTGTTACAAATATATAATAATTTTTTAATATTTATCGAGGCTCAAATTCTCCAAAGTCAAAACCATCTAAACTGTCCTCATTTGATTCAAAATTTAAAGGAGGAAGGTTGTTCTTTCTTTGGTTTATTAATTTTGACTGCTCAGTATTTTGTTGACTTATTCTCTTAGCTTTAGCATCTTCTCTTTCTTTCTCACGAGTACTTAGGTTTTCAACTTCCATACCTCTTAATTGTTGATTGTAGTCGAACTCTTCAGCCATTAATTGAGACTTCATTTCAGCTTCTTTCTCTAATAATTGTATATCAAAAGCTACCTCAGCTTGTTTTAATTGCATTTTAGCTTGAAGCTCTGTCTGCATTTTCTGCATAGCTAATTGTCCTGCCATTTGCTGAGACTGTAATTGTTGCTGAGCCATCATTGCTTGCTTCTGCATTTCCATTTGCTCTTCACGCTCTTGTTTCTTAACACGTTTCATTTTAAGCAATTGGTTTGCAAGTTTAAGATTTTTAATCTCACGAATGTCGATAGCATCTTCAAGATTAATATCTCCTTTAGATAATGCCATTTGAACATTAGCTTCAAGTTGTGCTTTTTGCTCTTCATCAGGAGAAACCTCAATGAAAATACCAAAGTCATAGATATAAAGGTCTTTTATCTCGTTTAAGATAGACACATTATATCTTCCGATTTTATTAATAAAGTCTTCCTTGAAATCAGAGTACTCTAAAATATCAGCTATTCTATAAGTTAGAGCTTCTGCTAAAGTTTTGTAAATAAACAAACTACTATCCAAAATATGTCTTGTAGCTGTATTTGAATTTAACGATGCTAACTTCTGAACACCAACCAATGAATTAGGGTCAGGCATAGAACCATCACGAGCCTCATTAAGACCGGTTACAGTTCTAATCATATCCATATAATGATTGTAATTAGAAATAAGCATTTGTGTTTTTGCAGCCCCTGAGTTAGAGTTTAACTGAGTAATAGGCACTCTTGCATTATTAAATTCTCCGTCTTGAGTATAACTACGTCCAATAACAGAACCTGTTTGGAAATATAATCTCAATGCGTCCTCAGGATTATAAGCAGCACCTGTTCCTAAATCAACCTCATTCAATCCATCAGCATCAATGAATACCCCATCAGGAACAGTTCTATTGATTACTTGTTGTAGTTTTAAGTGAGTAAGCTGTATAAGGTCGGCAAAAGGAATCATTCTACGTACCAAAGATTCTATAACTCCTTTATACATACGTGGAGCACAAGCTACATAATTTGGTATTGCGTGTTGAGAAGCAGATTTAGGTCTAACCATATTCTTAGAAAGCTCCCACTTTAAAAGTATATTAGTTCCCATAACCATAACTCCTTCATACCAAACATCAATTGTTTTTTCTATTTTCTCGAAATTACCTTCTTCCATCATTTCTGTTGGAGGATTGAATGTTTCGTCTTTCTCTATAACACGAACATTTCCATTGTCAAGAACTTTTCTTTTATAAACAATCTTCTTAGTGGTTTTATAATTGAAATACATCAACGTAGCTGTATCTCTTGAGAATACACTATTCTCGTAGAACTGAGCAACATTATAATAGTCATACCACGCTTGGCTATACTGAGTAATTTCTTGAAGGTCTTCTTTAGTTAAAGTAGGGTCAATTTTCATTAACTCTGTAAGTGGAAGTGTTTTAATTTCTCCCCAATAGAAACAATCTCTAAAGAAAGGGTCTTCTGTATAAGAGTAAACAACATTTGCAGGGTCAACATAAGATATTTGAACTCCTGAACCTTGAAGAAACTCGTGCTTTGCAATAGATACTCCTATTACAGCTGCATCATAGTTAAGTCTTTTTCTGATGTTATCGTAATGATTCTCATCAAACATAGTATTGATAGCCTCTTCTTCAGCTATCTCAATAGCAGGCTTATAGTTAAGCTGCATATATAAGCTTAATTCTTCATCTGTCTCAGGAAGTTTCTCAGGGTCCATCATAAATGTATCTACACCTGTTTTTTCTTTAATGGTTTGAAGGATTGGTTTTGCAATCATTTGTCCTTCAAGCATTTCCTGATACTTGTTTCTTTTCGCTTGAGACATAGCGTCTTGAGCGTATGCTTTTACTTTAAAAAGTCTGTCAGACATTCCATTAACAACAATATCAACGAACTTCGGAATTATAGGAACAGGTGTCCAATCTAAATTTAGATAAGATAAATCCCCATCAATTGCCAATTCACTCTTGTATTTCGCTACAGACTGCTCGCCTCTTGCATAAAGTCTCAATCTATTAAACTCTCTCCACTGACTGTAATATCTACAGTTGCTTCCGTCTTTTCTAAACCACTCGTACTGAATAGCTTGACCAACTTGTAAACCAAATTGAGAAGTTGCTTTCTCCGCATCAGTAGCTAACTGACTTGGAAAGGCTGACGATGTAATATCTATTGTTATGTTTTTCATCTAATTAATTGACTATTAGTTCCATCATTTGAATACCTTGCGAAGTTAAGAATAATTTTTGAATCTTTTTTCTCAGGTAGATATAAATGCTTTTGATTAGCCATAATAGCCAATCCCGAGCTAATTGAGGCATCAAATTTAGTCCTGTCGTTTATATCAAACTTCGCCCAATCCTCCAATGTTCTTATAAAAGGCATATTGCCAATCTCATCAGGGTCTCTATATATACCACCCATATCGAAACCAATGTACTTTTCGATATAAGATTCAATAGCAGATGCGTGAGACTGCTTAACATCTTCAGAAGAGTTTGGTATTCCTCCGAGCTCACGTTCTGTTTTTGTAAGTTTGTTGTATTGTTTGTCAGGTCTATTTAGTGAGAAACCTCTATATCCTCTGTTTTTGAAATGGTATAAAAGCCTTGGCTTATTATTCTCTATAAGAATAGGCATACCGTAAAACACACAAGCCATAAGAACATCTTCAAAAAATATCTCAGCGGTTTGTGGTCTTGCTATGTATTCTAAGAAAAACTCATTTGAAGGAGCTTCGTCCATATTGAATTTAGTCAATCCGTGAAGAGAACCATTAGACCCTCTACCTCCAACTACCGCAGAAATATCATACGGGTCGCAGCCGAACGAACCAATATGGTCATTTCCGGGATATTTAATACCTCCTCTTATATGAACATTATTTTGTAAGTGTCTTGCCGGTGTCCAACTAACTAAGAACCTGCCTCTTGAATCAGGAGTGAATACAACCTTAGTATCTTTCATTCCGTCTAACCAATGGAAAGAACCTTTTGTTATATAGTGCTCTTTAATTAAGCTGTCATTATAATCTATCTGTTGGTATATCTTCGTAAGGTTGAACAAAGATTGTTTACTCTCATCTCTAAAAGCGTGAGACTCTGTTCTTGGGAACTGACGATAAAACTCGTTAAGTGCATCGGCATCATTCTTCAATGAATCAACCTCTGCTTCCCAATAATCTATTGCACCATTTTTTATCCAAGAGTTATCAACTCCCATAATTGACTCTTTCGGCTTGTAGAATACAGGCATACCATATCTGTCAATAAATCCTTCCATATTCCATTCCATAGGAATAAATAATGAATACAGCCCTGATTTGGTTTGTCCGTTGGCATTTCTAATTGCAACATTAGAATCCTCGTACATATCCTTATAGTTTTGTCCTCCTTTTGATAAAGCATTTGAAGTTGAACCCATCATACACTTTCCAATAATCTTAGAACCTAATCGAAGACAAGTTTTGGTTACTCGCCAATTCTCTTTAATATTATTCGGCTTGGTCCATTTACCGCTTTCATCGTGAGCTAAGAATAAAAGTTTTTCCCCGTCATACGAGTTGTCCTCTGTATTCTTCCAATCTATTGATGTATCTAATCCTTGTATTATTTCAGCCTCTGAATCATACATATTTTTCTTCGTAATCTTAGAAGCAGGTACTCTAAACGCTAATTCTGTTTTAGGTTTATCCATACCGTCCATAATTGGTTTGAAGAAAAACGGAAGTCTGCTATTGATAGGAACAACTTTGTCTGTAAACATTTTTTTGGCATCGGCTCCTGTTTTAGATAAGATACCAACCCGTGAATCTTTTGCAAGTGTTCCAATATTAACAGCTTCAGAAGAAGACATAAAAGAGAACCCTGAACGTCTAATTTTAAGATATATCATTCCGAAACATCTCTCATCAGCTTTGCAGGCTTCCCAAAACAACCAATAGATTCTATTGGCTTCACGAAAGTCAGGATAACCAACGTCAATACTTGACCATTGTAGGTACATATAATGAGAACCGGTTATATAGGTTTTGACTCCATTGTTCATAAACCAAAAGCCCTGTTCTCTAAAATCAAATTCCTGTTCAATATAATCTACCCATCTGTTTTTAAATTCAGCAGGCATTTCATTCCATTGGAATATTGATTGTATTCTTTGTAGTGATTTAGGAAGCGGCTGTCTTTCCCAATATTGTTCAGCCTTACTTGAGTGTCTTTGAAGACACTTGTCGGGAGTAGGTGGTAGTGCTATATAAACACCTGAGATATTTATTATATCTCCGATTTGTCCTGTTTTGGAAATTACTACTACATTGTATTGGTTATTATAGCCATATATCCAAGACTTCACTCTGTTCTTATTAGAGATAACGCCCTTAGGTATATAGTCATTGACTACAGTGTATAAGTTATTTTGACCTTCTTTCTGCAAACCCTTGTTTTGTATCAGTTACACTTCCTCCTTTTTCAGACAGCTCTATGCTCTCTTTTTCAGCCTCAATTCTATTTAGAATTTCAAACGCATCAAATATAGCTAATTTCTTCGTTGCTGCTGCATTTTTTAATTTATCAGCAGCCAAGTCATCTCCTTCACTGTTTGGGTCCAATATGGAATCCTCAGCAACCTTGATTAGTTCTTCTACAGCTCTATGTCCCGCTGCTATTATCTTTAGTTTTATTTCTTTACTATCCATAACTTATCTATAAAACATTACATAAACCATTCTACCTTCTTTCCAACCTGTATTTGGATACTTGCTATGAAAATAATTTGACGGATACATTAATGCCCTATTTGGTCTATAGCCAACAACAGAGTGTAAATCCCAATTATCTAATTGATTAGCTTCCTCTAAGAGAAATCTATTCGCTTCTTCGTCAGACACATCGAGAGGCATTTCATATCCAATCTCTTTGTGTTTCCAAAATGCAGTTCCGTGAAGTCCTTCTTTAGTCGATGGAGATATATATAACACCAAAGCTCGTTCAGGTCTAATGTCTCCTACTTTTGAGTCTGCGTGTATTCTCCAATCAGTATCTAATTCTTCTGTAGCTACTCTAAAAAACCCTAATAAGCATTCTCTTTTCACTCCATCTATTTCACTTAACTTATCAAGAACTAAATTGTCAAATTCCTCATTAGTATATTGCACCCAAAAAGGTTTATCTCCTACTTCAACTTTTACAAATTCATTATCTGATAAATGTTGATAAACAGATTCGTATATTTCTTTGTCTAAAAAATCATCTACAATATTTATCATAGCTTCATAGTTATTTGGTGGTCATACATTCTGTACATCTTTTCTCCTTCAACAGTAAATTCATATTCGCTATCAGGTTTAAAACATACAAGGTCTCCTGAGTTTATTCCTTGACTAATCAAGTATTCGTTTGGATATACCATCTTAGCCATAAGAGGCTCTTCTTTAAATGGTTTCTTGATATATGATTCAATTGCCGGAATTGGCTTCACAAAACAATATCTATCGTACGCAAACCACTTATCTTTCTTATTGTACATAAAGAATTGGTCTGTTTCAATAAAGAACAAGTCGTCCTTAAAAAAGCTCTTTCCACTTTTCTGACGACCTCGCATATCGTTATAATATTTGAAAGCGTTGTGATGCACAAGCAATGTGTCTCCTATTTCTATAGGACCGGTATAGCCTAATGGTAATTCAACAACTTCAGCATAGCGGTTAGAAAATTTAGAATCCTCTTCTGAGGTGCTTACTATAAACTCTATTCCTGCTATGTTTTTTGTATTGTCGTATCGTTTTCCATTTTTAGGCTTTGCAATAAAGTAAAATGGAGATTTCATTAAAAATTGATATTATATTCGATTGAAATTGGTATTTGAGAATTAAATTCTTTCCACAAAACAACCTCTTGTTTTACATTGATAATGTAAATTTTAAAAGAGTTTCGCTTCTCATCGTACTTAATAAGATGAATATCATTAGTATCCCCAAGCACTTTCTGCCCCACTATGTAGTGCATAGCGTTGCTCTTGTAATCAGCACCTATTGATATTTTTCTAATGTCCATCTATTCCTCAACTAAATAATCCCATAAAAAAGCGATAGATTGTATATCTAATCCTTTTGTGAAAGCAATAAAATCTTCTTCATTAATCTTGTTAAGCCAATTTACACTGTATTGTGTTTTATTAAGCTCGTTTATTAATGATTGAATTTTAATTTGAGTTTCAGAATCCATATCAGACCAATCGTACATAGAGCCTTGTTCTCTTTGAACTTGAGGCACATTGAATTTCTCAAGAATCTCTCTTTGTTCTTCAGAGTGCATTTTAATATTCTCTTCGATTTTTTTTGTAACTCGAATAATAGATAATATTGAAGAAGGGTCCTTCAACTCCTTATCATTTTTGCATTTACCAAGTAGTGTAAATACAGCATTTAATTCTGCGATAGTGTAAGTTTTCATTTGATTTTATTAGATTAAAGTGTGTAAATATACAAATTTTGTTATAATATTATATTGTTTTAAATAAAAGTCTTGATGTAAATCTAATATAAGATGATGTTCCTCCGGCATTAACTACTCTTAGAATTGCATTATGATTTCCATCATCTATTACATCAAATGTAAAATCAGACGTAGTTCCAATACTAGTTGTTGCTTGGTCATCTAATTGGTATTGAAAACTACCTTGATTTGTAAAAATACATTTTATTGTTCCGGCTCTTAAATTTCCACTTGCATCATCAAATGAATAATCAACAAAAAAAGCATTATAAGTGTCCCAAGTAACTGACAGTATTTCAGTATTAGCAGATGCACTTATAAATATTTTATCAGGAGCATAAAAATGAGGTTTGCCTGTAAACTCACTCCAATATTGTGATATAGCTAATTCGTTATTTGATAAAGGTATATTTCCTGTGCTAGGTTTATATTTTAAATCATATCCAATTAAAGTCATACCTACAGAACTTGTTGACGCTCCACCCGACGATTGACCTATGCAAGTATTAAAATCTCCATCTAATAAGCTACTTAAAGAAGCTGCTCCTATAGCAGTATTTGAATTACTATACTCCATAGACGATAAAGAGCCATCTCCAATAGCTGTATTAGCTCCACCCGTTGTATTTGAGTTTAAAGAATAATAGCCTATAGCTGTATTACCTGTTCCCGTAGTGTTACTACCTAAAGCATATTGCCCAAAAGCCGAGTTAGACATTTGATTGTTACCCCCTCTACCAACTGTCAAACTATTTATTAAAGCATCTCCATTTACGTCAAGTTTTTTTGTAGGAGTTGCAGTTCCAAGACCTAATCTTTTATTAATATTGTCCCAAAAGAAATTAGCATTATCTTGAGCAAGTGTTGTTCCGTTTGAAAATATTACAGAACCATTTGTAAAAGTTGGCAGTGTTGGCTGTATTCCCGCAGCACTTAAACTCTTATTTTCCCATAAGTCATTTGAAGAGTTATATTGTAATAAATCTCCATTAGCAAGAGTTGCAGGGTTTATATAAACATCGTGCAATTCATCTAACTCATATCCATTTTGAATTTTTACCTCAACAACACCTTGTGTAGGGTGGCTTCTTACAACTATCCCTACATAAACTAAATGTATTGGGGCCTGTGGCTTAACAGATGTCCACGCACCGGCAGTTGTTCCACTTAAATATAATTGAGTTCCATTAGGATACGCTTGAGTATCTAAATTTGATAAAGAACCTATAACAACTACATACCCATTATTGTTACTTGTTATGTCGCTTTGAACAACACCATAAGTTTGAGCAGAAGTAGCATCAGAAGTAGCCAATGCTTTAGCTATTGTAGGTAAGTTTCCTTGTCCTCCATTTATATAAACAATAGTACCTTTTGTTAAGGTAGCACCTGTATCGTTATAAACCTCTGTTACTAATCTCTGTGCTTCACTTACAATAGAAGGAAAAGTAGCTAAACTACCATCTCCTCTAACATACTGAGATGTTGTCCCTGTAGGTATTGGATAATAAGTAGAAGCCGCTGTAGAAATTAATAAATAAGGAGATAATGCAGCAGAAGTAATATATCCCGCACCATTTAATATCTGACTATTGTCAGTAGGTATAGTAATAATTCCTGTTACGTCATCATAAGCACCACTTCCCGCAGCAAAACTTAATGCTAATCGAGCACGTGCATCTGTAAAATATAAGTTAGTTACTCCTTCAGGAATATCTGTTGTAACCAAGTTTACAGCACCTGTATATCCATTTACAGACACAACTGAATCTGTATTGTCAACTTTTTGCCAAACTGTTCCGTCAAATATAGCCCAATCTCCAACTAACCAATCTGTTATTCCATCAAGATTTGTGTTTCCTGCAACATTAACAATGTAATAATATCCTGCTGTACCAACGCCACTTGCCAAAGCAGGGGTATTAGTAGAAGCATTCCAAGTACCTTGATATGCAGAACCTCCAACTAAAGAATTGATTTGGTTTTGTAATTTACCAAACGCCTCTAATATACTGTCAGTAGAAACAACTGAACCACCTGTTACATTTAGTCCTGTTAAAATTTTAGCTATAACAGCTGCATTGCTCAAAACAACACTTGCAACTCCCGGACCTACAGCAGTAGCCTCTCCTGTTAAAGCAGTAATTCCTGAAGTACCTCCTCCTGATTCTGTCCAAGTTGTAGTAATCACATCTCCATCACGCTGAGTAAGCGTTAATGTTTTTGTGGTTGTTCCTGTTACAGCAGCAGAAATTATTGAATCATTATATGCACGATTCCAATTCAAAGAATTGTTAGTAATATAACTTATCGTTCCACCACTTGAAACTACAATACCTGTTCCTGATAAAGCATTTTGCTTTCCATCAAAATTAATCCAATCAGCATAACTTAAATAACCGTCTTGAGTTCCATCAGCTTTTTGAATAGTAATATTTTTTGTAGCAGGATTTATAAATAATGGAGACGAAGCTGTATAAACAGGAACGTCTTGCCATTCAACACCTGTACCTAAACTAATTAACATTTGACCTGAAGTCCCTGCCAATCCGTTTGAATCAAGAAAAGTTCCGCTTAATTCAAAACTATCTTGAACTAAAATGTCATTAGCAGTAATTAATTCAGCAGTTAGATTTGACGTTAAAATCATATCAACATCAGCCTCATTTCCTGCCATTAATACTTCTTGTAAAGTAGGTGTAGTGCTTATAGGAGTAACCCATTCTACACCAACCCCTGTACTCGTAAGTATCTGACCTGCTGTTCCTTCTGAGTTATTTCCATCAAATAAAGACGCTTCAATGTAAATTGAATCGGTAATGTATGCAGAAAATATGTTTGCAATGCTACTAACCTCAAGACCAACGGTAAATATTGTTCCGTTTAAGTTTATATCTTGAGTTGCTGCATTGTTATTATCTAAAACACCTTGTAAAGTATTCCCGGGTAATAATGGCGAAAATAAATCCAATAACTGTTGAAGACTAAAGTTATATGTAGGATTCTCAAGGTTTCCTATTTGATTCAATCCAACGCTTGTTCCAATAAGTTTATCACTTAATTTTGGATTCCCTTCAAGAGGGTATGTACTTATTTTTGCCATTATCTAAATTTTTAATGAACTATTTTTAATAAATCTCCGGTTCTATAAACCTGTCCAACATTCAAACCACCTGTTATAGCAGCAGAATTATCAGCATACTCATTAACACCTGATATGGTAAAACTTGCAGCAGTTAAATTGCTTGAGATTAAAGCTAATAGCTCAGCTATAGTAAAGTTAAATGTTGAATCAACAGGATTCCCACCAATCTTAGTTCCAACAAGTTTGTCGCCAAGAATAGGTGCTGCGGCAACCGGATATTCACTAATTTTTCCCATTATTATTTCTCTTTTTGAGAAACCTCGCCTGTCTGCATATTAATTACAGCATTAGCTCCGTATTTCTCGATTAGTCTTTTCTCGTTTTCTTTAAACGCATTGGTAATCATTTCAGCCTGCTCTAATAAACCTTGCTTTTGTAATTCAAGTTCTCCAAGAGCTATCTTTAACTTGGTATAGTTAGCAGAACCTGTTTTAATAAATTCGTGCTCTTCTTGACTTAATTTCTGATTTTTTTCTTGCGTAAATTTGTTTGTGTTTTTCATTTTGATTTAATTTAATTGTTATGTTACAAATATATGAATTTTTAAGGTAATATTTTAAGCAATCTATTTCGAGCATAAAAAAACAGTATAATTAAAAGTATAATCAAAAGCCACCACCAATAAACAGAATGACTTTCCTTTTTATCTACTTGTTTTTTAAACACTTTTTCTTTCTTGTTCTTTACTACCTTTACTTCTTGAACTTCTTTTTTTACTTCAGATTTCTTAGTAGTATCAACCATTTTTACCTTGGTTTTCTTATATTTAATCTTAGCATTAAAATACTTTTGTTCTCCAATAACAACAGGTTTAGTGGAATCTATAGGAGTAATCTCTACTTCATCAGTATCCGTATTTATACTTATATTGTTTTGAGTAACAACTACCTCGTCTTTTTTAATAGTTGAGGTACTATCTACTTTAACAACTGTGTCAGTTTTATCAATAGCGACTTTTCTTGACCCACAAGAGACAAGAATTAAAAATAAAAATACAAGACTATATCGTAACATAAGTATAAGTTTTTCCGTTAATTACTTCAGTAAAAGTTTTTCCTGAATCAAAAGATTGTTTCAGTGTTCTCCAAGAATGACCAAAGGTCATTTCAAAATGAGGAGCGTCTTTAAATCTCCAATCTCCACCCCAAGTGAATCCAATTGATTTAAAATATTCTACAACCTCAAGCCAATCTGCTTTTCCGTCTTTATCAAAATCTAACATCTCGTAAGTTGCTGATTCAAATTTTCCATCTCCGTCTTTATCAAGAAGAAGAACTATATCGAATGCTAAATGATAATTATGAATGCTTTGACCTGCTTTTGCTTGAGTAATTATACCTAATCTTTTTCCGGTTGAATCAAAAAGTTTTGTTCTTCCTTGAGCATACATTTCTGCTTGCTCTTCATTTGTTCTTGTGGTATATGCAAAACGCAAACGAACTCCCTTTCCAAGGAGTTTGTTGTTTACATAAGTATAAGCATCTAATACTTTCTTTCTTATTTTTGGGTGTAGCGTAGCTATTCTGTCAAGAGTTACCTTATCCATTATTTCGTTAAATCATCAACGTTATCTTTAACTTCTTTTGCTCTAAGAAATACTTTTTTAAGCATATCCCAAATTTTTATATTATAAGCCTCTTCGATGTTCTCTTTTATAGAAACTAACTCTATAAAAATCAAAAGTATGGCAGATATTTTAGTGAACATAAAGTCTATACTTAACCACTTAAATATAAACTCATTTAATATGAATTTATCAATTACGAATAATAATAAAACGCATATTTCGTATAATAGCATTTTTGACACAATCTGAGATAATCTTTTACTTCTAATACTCTTCCACCCATTCATTTTTACGCTTTTGAATATTCCCGTGAAAGTATCAAGAATAATAGCAGCACCTACAGCAATAAGTATCCCATAAATGGGAACAAAAAGAAGTATTAATGACGAAAATATATAGTTAACGTATTTCATTATTTTCCTTGCCCATTATATAGTTTAACATAGTTTTTGCTCGACTTAGAAGTACTTGTCTTCGTCTTAGCGTGAACTCCCTTTCGTTTTACTTTAGGAGCCGCTTTAAATACTGAGGTATTAGTCTGCTTTGCCATTTTACCAAAGAGCTATAATTGAAGTTACTGTTGTTTCTGAGTCGTAAGAATGAACTTTTACAACCTGAACAGGCAATAAAGTACCACCTTTTAAGTCATTAAAAGTAACAATATCTTGACCAATAGTAGTAACTTTTACATTACCATCTGTTCCAAGATATAAATAACAACCCGGATTTCCATTAGAAGTCTGAGAAGATGCGTTGTAAATAGAATAAATAGTTGCACTTGATGGTATAATATCTTTATTCAACAATAAAGTAGTTGAATTTATTACTTCAACAACTGTTGCAGCAAAATTATTACTCGTATTGTAAACAATATCTCCAACAGAAACATTGGCTCTAATAAAATCAGCTCCGGTGTCTATTAATTCATCAGCAGCAACACCTGTAGTTACGCCTGAAATTACTAAATTAGGATAAGGTATATTTGCATCATCAGAAGGAATTACCTTTAAAGCTCTTGTGTATTGTGATTGAAATACTGACATAATTTTTAGATTTTATAAAATGTTTTGTTAATAATTAATTTTGGATTATTTAATTTTTCTTTTCTTCCATTACAACCACAATCCTCAATACCAACAGCTTCTGCTATTGTTTCAACAGCTTTTTTTATACCTGTTGCAGTAGTGAATTTTTCAATTGTATCTCCTAATCCTTTGCTTTTCATTGTGTAAAGATATTAAAAATTTTTGACTGAATTTGTAATGGGATTATATTTAAAACTTTCTTTAGAACGACCTGTGTATTTAGATGCTCTATCTTTAGCTCTTTCTTCAGCGGTCATAGAGTTTCTCTTCATACCTTCCTCTGTATATGCTTTTCCGTCTGCTGTTAAATGACCTCTCTTCTTCAATATCTCTATTGCCATCTTTCTACTACCAATCTGAGCTGTCAGCCTTTCTAATAACTGACCTCTGCCCATAAATTTCTGAGTTGCCATATTAAACTTTGCTTATACGATTCCCCATACCTACTCTCGACTTTTCTGCTTTTTTTGCAATAAGCTTAGACTTACTAATTTCAGATATAGTCTTAGGTGTCTTTGAAGACACTTTTACCTTAGGTCTGCAATACTCATTTTTTCCTCCTGCACCACACGCTTTTCCTGTGCGAGTATCAGTCCACTTCTCTTTTTCCCATCTTTTTAAAGACGTTCCTTCAGAAGTTTTTCTAACACTACCCGATGCCTTTCTACATTTAGCAATAGCCTGAGAAGCTCTTGCCGATGGAAAAGCATCATATTGTGCTTTTACTTTTTTATAACAAGCATCTTTTGGCATACTATTTCTTTTTAACAGGAGGTTTTACATTTCCTTTTAGAAATTTCATTTTGCCATCTAATGATTTTTTAGACTCGTATTGTTTTGCTTTCGCTATTACTTTTTTCATTAGTATTTTCCTTTTCGATTTTTTGGACTCGAAGCAGTCGAACCTCCCGGTCCTGCCCATAAATTTTTACACGCCCAATATCTTGGGGTTAGTTTATTAGTTGCTGTATCGCAACTATGTCTTGCCTTGAAACTTCTACGAGCTACAGGCGAATAGTTATGACCATAACCTTTTGCCCCAAAATGGAGAAGTTTTTCTTCCCCATTGGAGCAGGCTTTTACCATTTTCTTTTTCCCGGGTCTATCAGAAGCCACAGGGCTATTGCATTTCATTTTGGTTTTATCAGCCATAGGTCTTAGTTTTTAGCCTCTGAAGGCTCTTGTTGTGTGTCCCGGAGTTTCTGCTTGAGCAGGAACTTCATTTAACGCTACATCTTGTTTTGGTTGAGCAGTCTCTACAGTTTCAACTGCTTGATTCTCAACTAAACCATTTTTTACTTCTTTTGCAACTTTCTTTGCCATCTTTTTTAATTTTAAAAATTAATCACAATAAGGATTACTTCCTTTCATTCCTTTTCCCTTAGCTGAGCTCATCACTCTTTTAGAGATTGGTCCTGAAGCACCTTTGATTTTTGGAACAGAGTTCCCGCTTGTACTTGGCATCTGCATACGAGATGAACCCGGTAAGTTAGGTGTCGATTTCATTAGTACTTCTTTTTAGCCGCAGATTTAACCATAGTTTTTGCTACACCTTTCATAGCACCTTTTACTGCTGCTTTAGCAACAGTTTTCTTCATACCTTTTGGAGGCATCAATTTTGATGATGCAGGTAAGTTTGGAATGTCTTTTTTCATAATTACTTCTTTTTTTGGTTTTTCATTGCCGCTTGGGCGTTTTTAGCATAGTTGCTTCTTGCACTTGCTTTTAATTTTGGATTACTCGCTTGCTTAATGTCATAAGCAGTTTTTGCACTTACTTTTTTCATTTTATATTTATTTTACAATTTTACCACCAAATGACGTATTCAGACCTTTAATTCCTTGAATAGAAGACCCTTTTGACGTAGTTTTATTACTCATTCTTTTTTTTCTTGCCGCTATAGCGGAAGCACGAACAGCATTTCTCTCAGATTGACGCTCAGCAGCTCTAGTATTTACATCTTTAAGAGCCTGTCTTACGTCGGCAATAGTTTTATTTTTTTCAGACTTATCTTCTTTAATTTTCTTAGCCATAACTATTTCTTTTTGATTTTATCTAAAGTCTTTAAGGTTTTTAAATCAGAAGCACTAAGATTATCTTTCTTACCTGTACTTATGTTTCTGAAGTTCGCATTACGATTTCTTCTATCCATAGTATTGGTACTATCTCTTTTATACTCTCTGTACAATTGCTCGTTAGACCTTTTTGTAACACTTTTTGCTTCCTTTACTTTACTTCCTTTACTATCTACAATAATAGCTCTTGTTCTTTTGCTATCAGCAGGAATAAATTTTTTCTCGTATGGTTTTGCAGAAGATGTTCCTGTAGTAGAAACTTTTACACCTGCGGGTGCAGAGGCTTTCTCTATTCTTTTTTTAGATTCAGAATACTTTTTAGTGTATTCAACATTAGCATCAGGAGATGCCGCTAACGGAGTATCGGGTCTTTTTGCCGGCATATTTTTAAATTTTAATTATTAACTTTGTACAAATATATAAAAAATAATTAAATGAAATCAAATCACGACGACTATCTGAAATATTGGAGAGTAATTCGCCAATGGGTAAAAATAAAATACAACCTAACTCAAGCAGACCTCGATATGATATTTTTCCTAAACTCAGAGAAATATTTTGACAGAGATAAATTCCTTGAATTTGACAGCTTACTTGGTTGGGATAAAAATAGATTCCACAGATTAATCCACTCAGGTTGGATAGAAGTATTCAGAAGTCCAATGACTCCCGGAGGAAGAAGAGCTATATACAAATTGTCAAATAAGTCAGTTGCTATGGTTAAGACCGTATATAACAAACTAAACGGGGAAGAAATCCCCGTTAGTCAGTCGCAAAACAAAATGTTTGCAAGAAATGTATCATACACGGATAAAAGATACCGAGCTATGATTAAAGAAATGAATGCTCTTATAAAACAACAACGACATCACGCTCCTGAATAATCGTAAAAGGTTTATCTTCTATTAGCATCGTAAATCCGTGAGACTTGTCGTAATGAATAACATCATCTGCCTTAATGTAATCAACCTCTGTTCCTGATGCTATTACGACAGCCTTTCTATAACGCATTCCCTTCATATCTTCGCCTGATAATATCAAGCCTGAATCTGTCTTAATTTCTTCATCAATGTTTTTAACGATGATGTTTTTCCCTATTGGTTTCATAATTAATCGTTTGTAAATTCAATCCTTGAATCCAAGGCGTACAGATATAACTCCATTGCGTTGAACTGATTTATCAATAAAATTCTATTGATATTTGTCAGCTCATCAAACTTAGAGTTATTTTCGATAAATTCCTTCAACTTTGATACCTTTTCTGCCAAGTCTGCTTTTTCTTTTACCATTCTATCCAAAAAGCTTTCAGGAGCGTCTACTGAATCATAACTAAGTTCAAATATCTCAGGCTTACAAGGATAAAACTCTCCCTTCAATCCTTTGATAACGTAGTCTTTTGGAGAAACTTGCATTCTTCCTTCAAGAGTTTCAATATAGAATCCATCAAAAAATCCTGTTCCGTAATCTAACATTCCTTCAAAATCTTCAATAGATGCAATCTCTATTGCGTGCTGCTCAGTACCGTCCCATTGTATAGCTTCAATTACCACCGGTTTTTTTCTAAACTTTGCCATAACTAATATTTAAAAGTTAATACTTTAACCACGTTCATCTGTGCGTCCAAGATGTCTCCGATAGCTTTATCGAACAAAAGTCTGCACAATGGTCTCTCAATGTTTGGGTCTGCGTTTTCGTTTAGCAAATCTGCTAATTCAGCACAAAGCTGTTTTGCTCTTGTAACTTTCTCATCTCCTGATGGATTAAATGTCAATCCTACTAACTTTTCTCCGAATGTTAGTCCTCTGTTTTCTGTTTGATTTTCTTGCATAATAGTCTTAGCACTTTACCTTGCAATCGGAATTAAATTAATCGTTTATTAAATTTATAAATATCGGAGCTTTATCTCCGTGGTATGATGTCTCAATGCTGCAAAAGAAATAGTCAGCAGCATCTTTGCCTGACCAATTATCATTTCTTGAGGTTAGTATGTCAATTATTTTTGAAATTGAATATACAAGTCTTCCTGATGTGCTAACGCCAACAATAGCATCATCAAATCCATCTGCCTTAATATACCCATCTTCAGGGTAATGCTCTAATATTTTAGTCAATATATCCATCTTCCTTCAAGTCTTTAATGAATTTTCTTTTATTTCCATTCTTCGGACGCAAAGCAACGTCAATGTATCCTGTGTCTTGATTGTGGTTTAAGACCTTGACTTCATAATGCTGTAAGCTCTTTACTTCGTCAACCAATACTTGACACTCTTCTATGGTCGCATTATAGCTTTGCATAAGCCCATAGATTTCTATCGTTACAAAATCAATCCCTCTTATCATAATCTTTAGATTCGTCTTTCCAATTAAACCAAAAGCCAATGGCTACTATTATGTTCATTCCTAATGACCCTCCAATCTCAAGCAAGTCGTGGTATATATTCAAGCTCAGATGAACGTGCCCTACCACCCAAAATGGGATTGATAGGTTGCACGCTATCCAAACTATAGTGAATCTAAAGAACCTCTTCAGCTTGCTCATAACTACGAGCCATTGTTATAATTGCATTTGTACTCAAGATTGTTACAGCTACACTCACTGCATTTTGTAACGCACTTCGAGTTACCTTCAGTGGGTCAATAACACCCATCTTAATCAAGTCGCCCATCTGTCCGGTTTTCAAGTTGTAACCGTGCCCCGGCTCTACAACATCAGGATATACATCTGAAGCTTTCAGTCCTGCGTTAGCAAGTATCTGTAAGAACGGAGCCATAAGTGCATCTCTAAGAACAGCAACTGCAATATTGTACTCAGCACTTTTTCCTTCTTGATGGTTGCTGAACATAGCAGCACTCTCTTCAAGTAATGCCTTACCTGCACCCGTCAAAATACCTTCCTCTAAAGCTGAGCGAACTGCACAAACAGCATCATCAACTCTATCGTATAGCTCTTTTTGCTCTAAATCAGTCTGTCCACCAACGTAAATTACGCCAATTCCTCCTGTAAGTGAAGCAATTCTCTCTAACAAGAAGTCTTTGTCTGCTTTTTTGGTAGCGTTTTTATGTGCTTCCCACAATTGGTCCACTCTTTCTTGCACTGCATCTTCGTCCAATCTCAAATCAGACTTGATAATCACAGTTTTATCTTTACTGACAATCACTTTTGCTGCGTGTCCTAAGTCTCCGAAGTTGATAATACTTAAATCGTCCCCTGTTTTCTCACTGAAGTACGTTGCACCAACACTAAGAGCGATGTCTTGCATCAACTCGTGCTGCTTATATCCGAAACTTGGAGGAGGAACTGCACATACTTTCAGATTTCCCTTCACTGAGTTCGCTGCCAACGTGTTTACCACATTCGCATTACACGGAGAAATAATCAATAGCTTCTTTCCTTCAGAAATAATTGGCTTCAATATGTTCTCAATCTGCAAAATGTTCGCAATCTCCATATCAGCAACCAATACCATAGTGTCTTCAAGGACACATTCGTCTTTCTTATGGTCATTGATGAACATAGAGCTCATATAACCTCTGTCAAACTTCAATCCCTTGGTGGTCTCAGCATAAGTCTCATCGTTTTGGCTTCTCTCAACCGTTACAATACCACTTTTACCAACGTCTTTGTACACCTCAGCAATAATTCGCCCGGTCTCACGGTCATTGTTCGCTGAAATACTTGCTACATCTACCAACATTGAAGTCGTTAACCTCTTGCTCTTACGTCTTAGGTTATCCACCACGTTGTCGCTCAGTTCCACCAATGCTCTCAACACCTCTGTTCTGTTGTGCTCTTCTTTAATTTGGTTTAATCCACCCAATACTAAAGCCTCTGTCAAGACAATCGCTGTAGTTGTTCCGTCTCCCGCATTTGTAGCGGTACGCTCAGCAGCCTCTTTCATCATCTTAACCGCAAGGTTCTCAACAGGGTCAAATAAATCAATACTCTTAGCAACCGTTACTCCGTCTTTCGTTACAGTAATCCCGTGCGTGTGATTAGGACTCTCAATAAGAACAGTATTACCACCCGGTCCTAATGTACTCTTTACAGACTTAGCCATTTTGGCTACACCATTAGCTAATTTCTTTCTTCCTTTATCCTCAAAATGTAAATCTTTTGGGGAATAACCTTGATTTTGTGTCATTTGATTAAATTTTAAATTGATATGTGCAAATATAGTACATAAAATCTGTAATACCTATACCAAAAATAAATAAAATTGCGAGAATTTTATAAAATCTCGATATATCTATAAACTTACTGTGTAAGTCTATGACGGAATGTCAAAATTTTTTTTCCTATATATATATATATAATTTCCTTTTATATATAATAACTTTCTATTACAGTTTATCTTTTTTTTCAACATAATCGACATAAAAAGAATAATATATTAATAATCAGTTAGTTACAAAAAATAAAACGACATAAAAAATAACATAAAATAAAGAATCTATGTCGATAATCAACATAAAAAAAGGAGACACATAAGCATCTCCTAAATTTTAAAGTAAGAATAGACTAATCACAATCAGAACACTCTCCCATTTCAGACATCATCTCGCCCATAGCTGTACCCTTAGCTACAATCATAACCTTCTCAGCTCGCTTCATAGACTTTCTAATGTCAGAAGCTTGAGCAATGCCCGTTTGACCATCAGGACGATTGTTAATCAATCTCCCGTTTCTAACAGTTAATCCATCGAACTTAGAACCCGAATAGATACTGTCGCTTGTGGCGGGGCTTCGCAAGGTTTTTGCGGTGTCTTTGAAGACACAAATTGATGAGCTTATTTTCGTGCTGTCTGTTCACTATGCGTGCGTGCGTGCGTGGGCTGTTGATTGCGTGGCTAATTGGTTTGCATCAGAAGAGGGCAAACAGGCAACAGCCGAAGCAGGTATCTATTGGAGTAATGAAGCCATAGGCTTAAAGGTTTTTGGGTGGCAAAAATCGTATTACTACAAAGTATTAAAAGCAGGTAAATTGGACGATGCAATCATCGAGGAGTTTAACAGCCTTTGCGACCAAGCCGAAGCACAGGGTCAAGAGCCAAACAGAAGTTTAGAGGGCTTGCTTAAATTCACTCGCTCAGGAGGTGGAGAAACCACAGGCGAAGCAGGTGGAGAAGAGACAGAAGAGGGAGAGGGAGAAGCCACAGAGAGAGCTATCGAGGTTAGAATACCTACAATTTTCACGATGACGTACAAAGGTGGCGAGAAAAACGTTTCAGTTCGTGTAAACGAAAATAACGAGGTAACGACTACCAACAGCCGAGAGGAAATCTTAGCAGCAATAGAATTTTTAACTAATTTAATCTAATCAGTGTCTTCAAAGACACACAAATTTCAATCATTATGAGTGCAACAGGCGTAGTTTACACAACAACAGGAGAGAGAAGCAGAGGTACAATTGCAGGATACCACAACAAGCCGAACCCTTTATTTTTAAACAAATCAGCCCACAGGGTAGATGTAGCAGGGTTGAAACCAATCGACCAAAGAACAGCTATCAAGTTTGACGGCAGAGAGTACGAGAGTAAATTTACAATCGGTTTCGAGGTAGAGAAAAACAGCCTATCACGTAGGGCGGTTAAGGAGTACGAATTGTTTTGTGGTTTTGAGACGGACAGCTCTTGCGGTTACGAAGCGGTTACTCACATTTTACCCTTGTTACCTTGCGGTCAGTGGAGAACAAAAGTTTACGATATGATGTACAAAGCGGACAAAATTATCGACGACAATTTTAGCCCAAGCGACAAAAGATGTGGCGGACACATTACTATCGGAGTTGATGGACTAACAGGCGACGAGATACGTGAAGCGGTACGCAAAAATTCAGGTATTGTTTTAGCCCTATTCAGAAAACGTTTAAACAATGTTTATTGCGGTGCTAATCGTAGAATGCAATCAAACGACGACGAGACCTACAACAGCTACTCAGGGAGTGGTGCATATTACAGAACAGGCTCACATTGGAAATATCAAACAGCCCTTGTAAAAGGGTCGTGCCTTGAGTTTCGCTTAGTGTCTAAGTTTGAGAGCGTGAAGCAAATGATGAGACGATACGAATTGTTTTACGAGTTGGTAAACTACAGCGTAAACAAGCCAAAGGGTACGTTTGCAGGGTTTCTAAAAGTTATCGAGCCAATCATTGTTTCGATGTACAACGGAGACAAAGACAAAGCCCATAACGTTATGGAGTTGGCGAAACATTTTCAGAAGTTCATCAACACAGGAGTAATTAGTGAAGAGATAGCAGAGTTCTTAGGGTAATACCTAAGGGCTTTGCCCGTCCCTAAGTGAGTGCTTAGGCTGATGAGTTCAAAAGAACGAAACGGAAACCTTAAATTCAATTATTATGAAAGCAGAAATTTGTTTAAAATCGTTTAGTGTAGCAGTTATTTATTTGTCTATTGCCTTAGGTTTAACCTCAGGTTATTTACAGCAGTTTTTTAAATTCAACTCAGTTGATAGCGAAATCTTTATGGCGTTGCTATGCGGTACGTTTGGGCTTTTATGCTTAGGCGTTTCAATCAAAGTTAAGCGATGATAGTGCGGTAACGCAAAGGTCGAGGAGGGCAAACCTCCTCCCGTACACAAGTGAGTGCTTGTGCTGATGATACCAAAAGGTTGAAACGGAAACTTTAAATCAAATCAAATGACAAATTCAAATTTTGTGTCTTCAAAGACACACGCAGAAATCGTAAAATTTCACGAATGGTTAGAAGCTAACCGAAACATTTACTTAGCAGACAAGCAGAGAATGGACAGAGCTTACAACATAGTCCGAGAGAATGTAGAGCAACAATATACCTCGAGACAGCCTGTAAATACAGGGGCTAACAAATTTTAACAAAATATTAACATTTTAAATTTGGTACGTGTCTAATTCTCGTCTTATATTTGTCGAAAATTAGTTCATTAACCTTTAAAACATAACACTATGAGAAAAATAACAGAACAGGTTGTCGGTGCTTTTGAAAACTACAACATAAAAAAAGTAGGTAACACCGAGACAGACGGAACGAGCCTTTGGCTATTTGGCAATAAGATTGCAGAACACAGAGCCGACGGAATATGGATTACTAACGCAGGGTGGAGTAGCCCAACAACTAAGGAAAGACTAAACGGAATTACAGGCGTACACATTACGCAAAAGAAAGGCGAATGGTTTTTGAATGGTCATCGTTGGGACGGAGAGTGGGTTTGCTTGAATGACTTGACCTTGCTTACGGAACAGGAAAGCGAGACAGATTTTGATACCACAATGGAATGGGTTGATAACTACAGCAGACCGATTTACTCAGTGTACCATACACGCATCGAGGCAGAGCTACAGCAGATTGAAATGGTGCTTGCTGTTATGGGAATAGCCACCCGCAGAATGTATTCAGATACGCAAGGTGCTTACAAACCTAATCACTTTATCGTCGTACCTGTACAAGAGTTCGAGAGAGCAAAAACTTTTATTAAAAAAGTGTCTTTGGAGACACTATAAAACCAATTAACTATGAGAGCAATACTAAGATTTTTGCAAGAGTTAGCAAATGCTTGTCCGAGAGAGACAAAGTGGTAGGCAAACTGATGAGACTTCAATAGTCGAAACCCGATTTAGTTCGGGTCTTTGTCAAACAATTAAAAATTAAAACTATGAGAATTATTGTAGAGTATTGCCCAAACATTTCAAAAGATGCACAGAAAATTATTAGAGACAACGTAACACCGTCTATGATTTCAAATGACGAAACGAGTTGTCAGTATGAGATTAGTATGTGTTTAGAAGAGTTGATTGAAAACGATGTATGTGTTGAAGATTATAAAGTTATAACTTCTTTAATAGAACAGGGCGTTAGCTATTTAGAATTTTAAATAGTATGGAAGAGATTTGGTACTTTGAAGATTGGGTAAACGAGATGCTTAACCAATCAGACTATTCAGAATTTGAGTTGATGTGCTTTGAAGAGTATTATCAAAACTTATTAGACTATGAACAAAATACAGAAAACTTTTTAAATAGAATTTCAGATGAAGAAGATTAGAATTACTAAAGAAGACCAATTCGTTTGGCTTATAGTTACAGAAAAAGCAAAGGAGATTTTCCTTTCAGGCTTATTCGAGCTGTATATAATCTACAGCGATGATAGTGAGTGTTTAATCGAAGGCTTCGGTCAATTGATTGAAGCGATTGAGGACGGACAGGACATAGGCATAGAGGTCGGATTTATCAGCGATGACATAGACTTGTTCGACCACTACAGCAGAATACCTAAGAAGATTAGATATATCATTGAGACCTACACAGACGCTTCAGAGTTCAGTGCAGACGATTGCAAAGCTATGCTCAAAGACTTAGAAGCTAATGGATACACCTTTGACTATGGATTAGACTTTCAACCTATTAACCTTAGACCAAATGGAGAATAGTCATACATTTAGAATTACCTATGACAAAAATTTTGTTTGTTATGTGATAGCCCGAACAGACTTCGAGGCGATTGACAAAGTTTACAACAGAAACTTAGACCAACCCCCTGACTTATTCAGAAAACTTTTTAATGCAAAAAAATTAAAATAAATTTGGTAGTGTATAAATTTTGTCTTACCTTTGTCTAAATTTAATCAAATAATCAGAGTTCTGTGTCTTCAAAGACACTGCTCACAAATCAAATCAAACTATGTGCGTAATTATCGTAAAAAAAGCAGGACTAAAAGTTCCAACAGAAGTATTAAAATCATCAGCAAAAATTAACCCTCACGGATTAGGTATCGTGTGGCTTGACGATTACAGAGTTACCTATCACAAATCATCAGAGTACGCCATACTCGACACCGACAAACCTTACATTGCTCACTTTAGATATGCGACCGTTGGTGCTATCGGCAGGTCAAATACACACCCCTTTGTGTGTGGCTCAAACAAGAACGAGTTGCTTATGATGAATGGAACAATCAAAGGACTTGGAAACCTAAAAGATAGCGACAGCAAGATATTGGCTAATTCGCTTGGAAAAGTTTCGAGACACCTGTGGAAAAAAGAATTAGAGCGTTACGATTGCAGGTTCGTTACACTTAACACACGCAACAAATCGTATCAGATGTACAACAAACAAGATTGGCATCACAAAGACGGAGTTTGGTACAGCAAGGATAATGTACTTGAGACCAACTATGTGGCTGTATATGGTACATTGAAAAAGCATTATAGCAACTATTGGGGCTACCTTACAGCTTCATCGTTTATAGGTAGCGGTAACACACAGGACAAGTATCCGCTTATCATCAAGGGATTGCCTTACCTAATAAACAAAAAAGGCACAGGACATAAAGTTGCTGTAGATGTATTCAGAGTTACCGACAGAGTTCTTAAAGATTTAGATACTTTAGAGGGACACCCTGTTTGGTACAAGAGAGAGCAGATTTATATTGACGTGAAAGGTAAAAAAGTATTGTGTTGGATTTACTTCAACTTACGTGAGACAGACATAGGTCAAGTACACCATAAGACATATACTCAAGCACCTAAGGTTTGGAATAGTCCGTCTCCTTACAAGTGGAATTACCCTACCAAAAATTTATTCTCAAATACATACATTGATGACTTTAGAGATTTACCTGAGGTAGATGACGAGTTCGATGTAGAGAATGAAATACCTATGTGCGTAGCTTGTTACAATGATTTAGAGTTCGATGGTTTCAATCTATACCATTGCCAACAATGTAATACGTGGCACACAGAAACAGATGTTTTAAAAAGTTTTAATTACTAACAGGGAGTGTCTTCAAGGACACTCTCACAAACCTTAACAAGATGAAAATACATTTAAAATTCAATCACAAAGCAGACACAGTCCTTGAATCAATAGACTGTCCATTTACCTCAGACCAAGTAACAGACCAAGTTAATGATTGCTTGCATAAATTTATGAGCAATGATGATTTAGAAACCAAGAGTCATTTAGCAGAAATTATGGATAAAGAATTAGACTATTCAATCATATTGTTTTTGGCTCTTAAAAATGTTACACAGGATATTGAGAAAAAGATGATGAAAAACATTCTTAGAAACATAATCGACAGAGATGAAGATATTTAAAGTAAACACCACAGCATACGAGGAAGAGGACTTCTTCTTGCTAACAGACTTAACAGAACAGGACATAACAGAGGTAATACACCCTATTGTTATGGCTGAACGAGACGAAGAGGAAGAGTATGATAACGACACGTTATTAGAGGCTTTAAAGAAAAGATACCCGAACAACAAAATCACGATGATAGTTGAGTTCGAGCAATTAACGTATTAAATGAGTGGCAAATGAAACGCCTTGCTTGTCGGCAATGTAGGACGTTGTAATGCTAATGGTTAATTTAGTCGCCACTCAGTGTTGTACAACACACTCATAGGACTAAAATTACAATCAGACTGACAGCTCGGAAAGACGAGCTTATTTTATGAAAAAACTTAGAGAAATTTTATACGTGTTTTTAATCTGTGTACCATTTGCAATAGTGGTTTACATAGCAGCACATATCGGAATATTAATTTATAAATTATATAAAATGACAAATCCAAATGACATTAAAGTAATAGACCCTGAGGTAGTAAGCGATGACTTTTCAGCGGTAATCAGACAATTAGACATTAATGAAGCTAAGAGAATACTGAAAGATGCAGGATATTTTGTAGATAATCTTTGGTGCGTGGAAGACGTACAGGGAAATTATGATTGTACAAACGAACAGGCTCAAGAAGTTTTAGACGGTGCGTTGCAGAACGAAGCAACTATGCAACAAATATGGTTTGCTATCAAAGAGGAAGCAATGGCAATGAACCTTAAAAATAAAGAGCAATGATAGACACTTGGAACAATCCTCCTGAGGAAAAAGAGAACGAATGTAATTATTGTGGAGAGCCTTGCGACGGAAGGTATTGCTCAACAGATTGCAAGAAAGGTTATGAATCAGATAACTAAATAACATTATGAAAAACATACACGTATTACCAACAGAGAAACCAAGTAGATTGCATCTATGGTTTAATAAATTAGAATTAACAAAAGAATTTTTAAAAGTTAAAAGAAATAAACAACACATCTACATCACTTCTGATGAAGAAATTAAAGAAGGGTATTATTTTGATTTAGATATAAATAAAGTCTTAAAATATCCAATTGGTTGTTATAATAAAGGAAATAAAAAAATCATTCTAACAACAGACCAAGACTTAATCAAAGATGGTGTACAAGCTATTGATGATGACTTCCTTGAATGGTTTGTTAAGAATCCGAGTTGTGAGTTTGTTGAAGTTAAAGAAGATGAATGCGGTTGGTTTGTTAATGGAGGAAAAGATATAGAATATAGAAAATATAATTATATTGAAATTCCAAAAGAAGAACCTAAACAAGAAACACTTGAAGAAGTCGGTGCGTATCAACAAGTATTATTCAATTACTTGCACGATTTAGGTATAACAGCTTTACAATCAGAAATGCAAGATATTGAAAAAATAGTTTTGAGTATGCAACAAGAACAAGACAAGAATAAGTATAGTGAGGGAGATATGAAAAAAGCATTTTACAATGGTTATTGTTGTGAAAA